GGTGCTACAGGAAAACCAAGAATGTTGAATTTATCTTTAAATGGTAATTTTGCTGGCAGTATCGAATCTGTAAAGCTAGATGGTTATGGGGATGGGCTTATTGCAGACGTGACGATGGAGATTACCGCATCCAAATTCACAACAACCAATGCCGACAGAATAAGGAATATGTCGGATGAAGAATTAGCAGATTGGATTCACAATATGTGTGATTTTGAAAAGAACGAAGAGCCTTATAAGTCAATTTACAATCTTGACACAGAGCAGGAAGAAGAAATCTATGATAGTTACGGAGATTTACTGAAATGGCTTCAATCAGAAGCGGAATAGGAGAGAGTATGGAAGATAGATATTTATTCAAGGCAAAGAGAGTTGACAACGGAGAATGGATTGTAGGCGGATTAGTGAGATATGGTTTTACAGGTAAAGAAAAATATTACATTGTCCCTGATTATGCGTCTGATTTATATGCTATGGAGATAGACCCGAACACAATCTGCCAATGCACAGGCTTGAAAGACAAGAATGGCAAGCTGATTTGGGAGAATGATATTTGCGATAGAAAAGAACAATATCCAGAGATTGTAAAATATTGCAATGGGGACTGGACATTGGATTACAGTTATGTAAGCAATAAGAAAAGTGGGGCTAATTACTGTAACTTAGGATTTTATACGGAAGAAAGAAAATGTGTAGAAGTTATCGGTAATATATTTGACAATCCAGAGTTATTAGAAAGTGAGGAATAATATGACGGAGAGTGAAAAGCTTATAGAAAATGAGGCGGAAGCCATTGATTGTCTGAAAAGCAATAAGCCGACAAGTGGCTATCTGATGTTACAAGAATCTATTGATATGGCTATTAATGCACTTGAAAAACAGGTGCCAAAGAAACCAGCACCCATTGATTATGAAAAATACACTGATGTGATAGATAATGCAAAGTTTCTCAAAGGTGCGTATTGGTGTCCTAACTGTAAACACGTTGTTAAGAGTGGAACTTTTTGCAAAGATTGCGGTCAGAAATTAGATTGGTCAGAAGAAAGCGAGGAATAACAATGAATAAAGTAATAGAAAGTGGTCGCCTAACTAAAGACGCAGAAATAACTTATACACAGGGAAACAACATGGCGGTAGCGAGATTTACTCTTGCAGTAGACAGAAGATTCAAACAGGAAGGACAGCCAACAGCAGATTTTATCAGATGTATCGCTTTTGGAAAAACAGCTGAATTTTTCGAGAGGTTTGGGCGCAAAGGTGCAAAATTCTTTATCGAGGGCAGAATTCAGACTGGCAGTTATACGAACAAAGACGGACAGAAAGTATACACAACTGATGTAGTGGTTGAGAATACCGAATTTGGCGAAAGTAAAAATTCAAGTGGCAGCAGTGCAGAGCCACAGCCAAAACCCGATGATGGCTTTATGTCAATTCCTGATGGCATTGATGAAGAGTTGCCATTCAACTAAGGCGGTGATTTGATGATTTGTAAACATGGCAATTACGAAAATGGTTATATTTTTACAAGTACAAGCACCGATAAGGACTTTCAAGAAATATTGAGCAAGTACGATAAAGTCCGCTGTGTTATTTGTAATAGCAATACGGCTAAAAATTTTCGTGTTGGATTATGGGGAACAAATATTATTACAATCAACAATAAGATTAGTGATGGGTGCTTTTTTATCAATCGAATGAGGTGAGCATATGAAAGAGAATGAAGCAATTACAATTTTGAAAGCAGAAATAGTACATCACCCAGAGTGTTCAGTTTTTGCGGAAGCGCTTGACCTTGCAATACAGGCACTTGAAACAATCAAGAAGCTATCTGACCGCAAAATGACAACAGAAGTCCTTGAAAACTATATGCAGTTTGAAGATGAATGTGTCAAGAAAGGTTTTACATTTAAGAGCGTGATTGAAGCTAGTGAAAAGCAGATACCAATGAAACCTATTTTAAAAAATGGAGAAAGTGGGAGTTTTGTTGATTATGAGGATGGGCACGGAGAATACAAAGTAACAAAATGGCAAGATTGGGTATGCCCTATTTGCGGTTGGTTTGTAGGACAGAGATATAATCGGTCTCAAAACCATCCACACGACCAAAGGAAATGTAATTGCTGTAATGAGTGTGGTCAAAAAATTGATTGGAGTGATAACAATTGAACTATCAGAACATAGCGAGAGCCAAGGCGATTGAACAGGAAAATAAAAAGCGATTATTGAAGCTGAATCCAAAGTTAAATGACAAAAGCGGAATATACTTCTTGCTCCGAGAAGATGAAAACGGATTTAAGTATGCGTATGTCGGACAGGCAGTACATACACTTAGCAGATTGGCAAGCCACCTTGTAGGCTACGAACAGCATATAGACCTTAGCTTACGCAAACATAAGCTATATTCAGAGGATAATCCGTATGGCTGGAGAGTTGAATTTCTGAATTTTCCCGAAAGCCAACTTGATGAGAAAGAGAAGTATTACATCAAGCTGTATGCAGATAATGGTTATCAGCTTAGGAATGTCAGTTTAGGCGGACAAGGAGAAAATCGTGCTAGCGGTTCAATAGGTGAGAGAAAAGCGCCTAAAGGCTATATGCAAGGCATACAGCAAGGCAAAAAGGTGTTAGCGAGGGAATTATCCAATATAGCAGAAAAACACCTTATAATCAGCTTAAAGCCAGAAAAAGAGCACAACAAGGTATCGCAGAAGCAGTATGAGAAATTTATGGATTTGTTGAAAGCGGGTGAAAGTGAATGAGCGGTGGAAGTTGGAATTATTTGTATTGCAAAGAGATTGACGAGCTTATGAATGGTTCGTCAACAGAATTACTGCAAGATATGGTTGATAGATTGAATAGTGCGGGTTTTAAAGATGTGGCTAAAGATACACAGAGACTAGTTGAGTATATCAAGTCGGCAAGCATACGAATAGAAACACTTTTTGAAACACTTAGTCCTGTATTTAAGGCTGTTGAATGGTTTGATAGCGGAGATTGGGGCAAAGAAACTTTGAATAATGAGATATTGAAATACAGAAATGCTAGGCTTGATAATTATAACAAAGCCGTTGATGACACTATAAAAGCTATCAAGGAGGAATATGCTTTCACAATCTTAGAAGAAGAAAAGATTGATGAAATAGCAGAACAGTTGAAAGGAGCGAAACAGAATGAAGATTTTAAGTAAGAAGAAATACAATAAACTCATTGAAGATTTTGAGGAATTACAGGAAAAGGTCAAGGAACTCAAAAGGATAAACGAGAGTCTCGAGAAAGAGTTGGAAGATAAAAAGACGAGTTGCAAAATGAATAGTGGAAAGGATTTCTGCTTTAAATGTAAAAACTCTTACAGATACAAGACATATTGGGGAGTGACAGAAATCGAAAAATGCGGTTGCTTGCTTGATGTATCTTGTGAGAAGTTTGAGAAAAAAGATTAAAATACATCAATCGAAACTTGAAGAAAATAGGAGATTAATTAAATGGCAGAACGTAGAATGTTTGCTAAGAAAATAACTGAAAGTGACGCTTTTCTCGATATGCCGAGCAGTACTCAAATGCTTTACTTTCATTTATCAATGAATGCTGACGATGATGGATTTGTTAATAATCCTAAGAAAATACAGCGAATGTGCGGTGCGAGTGATGATGATTTTAAACTGTTGATTGCAAAATCGTTTGTGCTTTTATTTGAAAGCGGTGTAATTGTGATTAAGCATTGGAAAATGCACAATTACATACAGGCTGACAGATACAGACCTACTGATTATGTTGAAGAAAAATCAATGTTGGGATTAAAGAAAAATAAAGCATATACCCTTGATGAAAGCAAAATGTATACAAAGTGTATACAAGATGTATCCGTAGGTAAGGATAGTATAGGTAAGATAAGTATAGATAAGGATAGTAAAGATAAGGATAGTAAAGGGAAGAGTGTGAGAGGGGAAAAAGCAAAACGTTTTATCCCCCCAAGTGTTGAAGAAGTCGAGCAGTATTGCCTTGAGAGAAGCAATAACATTGATGCTCAATCATTTATTGATTTTTATGAATCCAAAGGCTGGATGATTGGCAAAAACAAAATGAAAGACTGGAAAGCAGCAGTCCGGACTTGGGAAAGAAGTCGAAAACAGGAAAATAAAGAAAATGTGTTTGATGAATGGAGAAATGCTTAATGACAAGAGATGAAACAATTAAACTCTTAATGGTTATCCAGTCGGCATATCCGAATTTTAAACCACCGGATAAAACAGTAGCAGTTGATACGTGGTACACGATGCTTAGGGATATGGATTATAACGTTGTGCAAATGGGTTTGAGAGCCTATATAACATCCGATACAAGTGGTTTTGCACCAAGCATAGGGCAGTTGATAAACACAATATACCTCACTCAGAATCCACAAGAACTAAACGAGATGGAAGCATGGGCGCTTGTCAGCAAAGCACTACGAAATGGCTATTATGGTGCTGTTGAAGAATTTGACAATTTGCCACCACTGGTACAGAAAGCAGTAGGTACTCCCGATAATTTACGAAATTGGTCGCAAACAAACACGGAGAGTGTTGAAAACGTTATTCAATCAAACTTCATGCGGTCGTACCGAACAGTCGTGAAAAGAGAAGAAGAAATCAAGAAAATGCCTGTAGACGTACAAGCATTGATTGAGAATACTAATAAAGACTCATATTTAGCTCAAATCGGCACTAAAAATCGCGAGGCGATAAAATTATCGTTGGAAGATAATAAAAGTCAAAATAAGCCAATTAAAGGTATTCCAATGCCAAAAGAAATTAAGGAACGTATCGAGCAGATGAAAAGATAGGAGGTAAAGAGGTTTGTGCGCACAATTAAAGCTGGCTTTACTCCTAACAAAAAATGATAAAAGACAAGTATTCAAGGCAAAGGTATGAAGAACGAAAAGCCAGTAACCTTTGCGTGCTTTGTGGGAAATCGCTTGACAGAGAAGGTGTGGTTTGTACGGCATGCAACAGCAAACGTACAGCATATGGCAGAGAACTTTATAAGAAATTACAGTCGGTTGGTGTTTGTCCTAGATGTGGCAAAAACTTGCTGTATGGCGACGAAAAAAGCTGTATCGAGTGCAGAGCAAAATCGGCTGAAGCCATGTCAAAGAAACGTGCTGCTGATGTTGAAAAATACAATGAACGACAAAAAGTGTGGCGAAAAGCACGATACGAAAAAGACAAGGAGAGCGGCATATGCACACGCTGTCGTAAAAGGAAAGCAGACCCAGGACATACCACTTGTACATTTTGCAGAGAAACAATGAGAAGAGCACGAGTTAAAATGCCCGAAAGAACCGGCAGATACGAACAAGGGCTATGTTTTTTCTGCGATAATCCGGTAAAACCCGGATATAAGGTCTGCGAAATGCACTATCAGAAGAATGTCAAGAATGCAACTTGTGAAAAGGCAAACATGGCACGACAGAAGATAAAAGAAAGGAGTCCGCAATGGACGCCTTGAAAGATTTTTACGATTTTTACCGACCACTGCAAAGGAGATATGACTTGCGAATGTTTTATAAAACAAATAGCAAGGAAGCAAAAATAACTATCCGGTGGCGCGGTAAAGAGATTGTAAAAGTCACAGAAGAAACTACCGAAGCCTGTTTTATCAGGGCAAAACGAGAACTTGAAGAAAGAATGAAGGAATATGAGCAACAAACTGAAACCAAAGAAAAAGCACAAAGAGCCGGATTTTACATGGACAAAATCAGAAAAAATTACGTTGAAAAACAGCAATAGCCGTAGAAAGCTCGTAAGGCGGTCTTTCACAGACTTCATGGATTTGGGCTACTATGTACTGTATTTACATCATGGATTTGGCAATAAACGTATTGTAAGGCTTGAAAGAACCATAAATGAGTACCTTGAAAGGGCACAGACCGAAAATGAAATGAAAACTAAAACGCTTGCCGAACTTTTGAAAGTGAGATACGGCATTGATGTGCAGAAAGAGATTAATTTAATTCCAATGCAACAGTTGATTAGGATTTATCAGAGAAACAATCCATTAACGATAAATGACACACGACAGCTTTTAAATGACACGGCATACAGCTACATGGTTTTAGCATGTACGGCACTTAAACTAATGTTTAAATTGTCGGTTAGGGAAATTAAAGAGTTTATCGCAGAATTTAGGGACTTAATCGACACGTTGTATAAATTTAATCAATTCGGTCTGACATTGCCAAAGGTGGCGCAATGCCTTGCTGATGAAGTTAATTACGTTGATGAAAGGTACATAAAGGTGATTGATTAATGACTTACGCATAGGATAACGACAGTACTCAAAATGCTCACATAAAGCAGATGAGAGACGATAGGCAAAAAGCCTACATGGAAAGACGCAGAGACAATAAGGCATATGAAAGATTTAAACATATGCCGGATTATGGGAAAGGAGTACAAAAACTATGACAAATAGAGAGAAATTTGCAGAAAAGATTTTGGATATTGCTTGTAGCAATGACACAATAGCAGTTGACAAAGTAACATTAGAGCCGATAGCGTGTGGCAGATCAGAGTGTAAAGATTGTTTATTCAATGTTTCTGATGTTATGTCTTGCGGAGGCAAAAGGATAAAATGGGCGAATAGTGAATATGTTGAACCACCTATTGACTGGACGAAAGTTGCAGTTGATACACCAATACTGGTAAGAGACAGTGCCAGCTTAGAGTGGACTAAAAGGTATTTTGCGAAATATGAGAATGGAAGCGTTTTTACTTGGAGTGATGGAGCAACATCGTGGAGTAGTAAGGGGTATACAACAGCGTGGAAACTAGCCAAACTTCCGGATAAGGAGCAGTAATGAAGAGATTAACATATAAAACAGAACTAGGAGTCAGTATAGACAAAAACGAAGATTGTCCTACTTGTAGCATATGTTGGGATTGTGATATTCCACCAAGAAAATGTAAGTATATTAGTGATGCACTTAAAAAACTTGCCGATTATGAGGACTTAGAGGAACAGCGCAGACTTGTTAAGTTGCCTTGCAAATATGTGTATTACATTGTTGATATAAACAATCCTAAGTATGCAATGGTTATGAAAAGACCTATAAAAGAACTTGCGATATACGAGATTGAGGATATTGACAAGGAAAATTGCAAGTATTTTTCTACAGAGAAAAAAGCAGAAGCAAAACTGAAAGAATTGAGAGGCAGAGAAGATGAAAGTAGTAACAGTTAGTGATTTGATAAAAATTCTTGATACAAAAGAAAATAGATATGGCGCTACAGGAAAACCAAGAATGTTGAATTTATCTCTAAATGGCAATTTTGCTGGCAGTATTGAATCTGTAAAGCTAGATGGTTATGGGGATGGACTTATTGCGGATGTGACGATGGAAATTACTTCATCTAAATTCACAACAACTAATGCCGACAGAATAAGAAATATGTCGGATAAAGAGTTAGTTGAGCTTATTACAGGACTTAGCAAACATTGTCTTGCTGGTATTGGGGAATGCGATTGTAGCGCACATAAAACTTGCACAAATTGTAATGTGAAAGTTAGGAAATGGCTTCAATCAGAAGCGGAATAGGAGAGAGCATGAGAATATTTAAAAACGTAGACGAAAAATTAAAAGAGATTGGATTCAACAAAATCTGTGAAGATAAGCATGGCGCTCAATATGAACGCTACAATACAAAGTACAATTATTGGCAGCGCGTTGACATTTGGCATAAAGCTTCAGGCCGTCATATTTTACAGTCGTATGACAGAGACTTGATGGACGAAAAGAAGATTGGGAATACTTGTGTTGGACTTACTGGATATGAAATGAAGCTTTTTCTTAAAAAAATGAAAAAGCTAGGACTTTACAACAAAACTGCGGGAATCGAGGGATAACATGGCAGAGAGTGACGCAATAAGAGAAAAAAGAAAATTCGCAATCGAACTAAAGCAATTAGTCCATCAAAAATGTGTTGAAATCAATCACTATGTCAGTGGTTGCGACAGTCCGTTTAGTTATTTGCAGATTGCAGATGTACAGGAAAGTTTGAGGGAGATTGAAAACACTTTGAATATTAAGGCTAAGGAGTGATGAAAAATGACCGACATAACAACAGTAGTATACACTGCCCTCATAGTATTCGGCATAATCGGTCTGACAGAGGTAGTGTTTGCGTGGTACGACATCCGTGCACGAGATAAGGCTGATGATGAGATACAAGAGCAGTGGTGTAGTGAAACAAATTGTAGATGTAAAAGAAAGGAGTAGTGCTGATGAATAGTACAGACAGGGCATATAAGCGAGACAATTTTCTACTTGAATTTCTCGACTCAAAATGCGTGCCAACTAAAACAGACTGCACGCAACAGGATATAGCCGATTGCAACGAAGCAATTAGCGAATATGAATATATGTTGCAATATGCCATTGATGTAGGAGATAAGTGGGAAATTTCAAATCTAAGAGCTGAAATCCAACATCTGAAAGCAGAAAAGCGAAATATCAAGAGAATGTTAAAAAATAGAATGGAGCTTGCACTTACATAATTTTTTACATGATAGAGAGTTTGCGAATGTTAAGACCGAAGCACTTGGGAAACAAATAATGTTTTAATCGTAGTCGAGAGGTCGAGAATTATGCTTGTGCATAATCCTGTTTGGTTTCTGAGAATACTCGAAGCCAATATACAGCACATTCTCTTGATGAATTACTTAACAATGTTCCTAAGAACCAAACAATCGGGGATAACTTGATTAGGGCATGGAACATTATTAATAACAGAAAATATGAAACAATTGTTTGCTCGGTATCAGGCGGTTCAGACAGTGACATTATGATTGATATATGCGTGAGAGTAGATATTCACCACAAAATCAGATATGTATGTTTCAATACAGGGTTTGAATACAGAGCAACAAAAGAGCACATTAAATACTTGAAGAAAAAATACGGAATTGAGATTGAGATTTTTGAGTCATGGCAACATGGCATGACAATACCGAAAAGCTGTATGGTATACGGACAGCCGTTTTGCAATAAACAAGCAAGTGACAATATCCACAGGCTACAAATACACAACTTTAAGTGGGAAGATAAGCCTTTTGAAGAACTGTATGCGGAATATCCACGTTGCAAATCAGCATTAATGTGGTGGTGCAATAAGAAACCAAGCAAGAGGAATAATGTCGGTTGGAATAAATGGCTTAAGGAATTTCTAATTGCTAATCCACCTACGTTTGCCATATCTAGCATGTGTTGTCAGAAATCCAAAAAAGACTTATCCCACAAAATAAAATGCGATTTGATGATACTTGGAGTTCGGAAAGCCGAGGGCGGAGTTAGAGCAACGGCATATAAGAATTGCTTTAGTGAGAAACTAAGCGATTATGACGAATACAGACCTTTGTTTTGGTACACAAATGAAGATAAGAGCTGTTACGAGCAACATTACGGAGTTGAACACAGTAAATGCTATACAGAGTACGGATTGAAGCGTACAGGCTGTTGTGGTTGTCCATATGGAAGAAATCTTGATTTTGAACTTGAAGTATTGAAAGAACACGAGCCGAACTTATACAAAGCAGTATGTAATGTATTTAAGGACAGTTACGAGTACACAAGGCAATACAGAAAGTTTTGTCAAGAAATGAACGGAAAGACTAAAGATTATTGTCAAATGACGATAGACGATTTTATGTAGAGGTAAAACAATGAAGCACTATAAGCCAATTAAATGTATAGTCTGTAGCAAGACATTTACGCCGACCGCAGCTAACCAAAATACGTGTTGTGAAGCACATAGAGAGCAGAGAGCTACGGAATTGAGAAAAATCAGAGAAAAGAAAAGGCTTAAAAGAAAGCCTGTTAAGAAAAACAAACTTGCGGAAATCTGCGAGATTGCTAAAAGTAAGGGTATGAGCTACGGACAATATATGGCAGAGCAATATAAAAAGGAAGTGATGATAAGATGAACAGCAGAACTATAAGTGATATAGAGCCAATTGAAAGGCAATGTGCATACGAGGACAACAATCCGTGTAACAGTTCATGCCGATACTCAAATACTTGTATACACAGTGCGAGCAAAACCGAAGAATAGGAGATAGGCTTATGAAGTTTTCAAAACTTACTAAGCCGGAACTTGAAGAGATTTTGAAAAATGCCAATTTCACCGATGAGGAAGCGGAAGTTTTTAAATTGCTAGTTGCTGATAAAAGTCTTGAAGAGGTATCGCAGAGACTATTAATTTCAAAAACGACCACTTCCCGGAGAGTGGCAGACATTAAAGAAAAGATAGAAAGGAGTCAGGCGATGATTAATAAAGTACCAATATGGGAAAAAGTAACGCTGACGATTGATGAAGCTGCGGAATATAGCAATATCGGAATTAACAGAATCAATGATATGCTTAACAATCCCTCATGCCCTTTTGTGCTTTTTGTTGGAAGAGGCAAGCGATTAGTCAAGCGCAAGGAGTTTGAGAAATATCTCGAAAAGACAGATAGTATATAGATATATTGAATTATAAGCCATTATGTAGTAATATAGAAATTATCATATAATGGCTTTTGATTTTGAAAGGAGCCATAAATCAGTATGGGAAAGGATTTGAGAGGAAAAGAGCTGGGAGTCGGAATAACCCAGCGCAAGGACGGACTTTATCAGGGCAGATACAAAGATAGGTTCGGCAAGAACAAGACAATCTACAATAGCAAGTTGTCGGAACTGCGAAAGGAGCTTAGCAAAGCAGTGACCGACAATCAACAATTTACAAGTGTTAGGGACAATGTTACTCTTGATGTGTGGTTTGACAGGTGGATGAGTGTATACAAGAAAAAGAGCGTGCGCCCCAATACCATTAGGGAGTACACACACATATATAAGAAGAACATTTCACCATACCTGGGAAACCACGAAATAAAATCTATTTGCAAGTCGGATGTACAGTTACTTATCGACAAGGCTTCTGACGATAACTATAAATATGAGAGGCAGAGCAAAATCAAGGCTATCTTAAGCGATATGTTTAGCAGAGCTATGGAAGATGACCTGATGATTAAGAATCCGGCAAAAGGTGTAAAGCTGAGAGCAGACAAGGAAGTTAATGCTTTTGCATTGACGGCAGAGCAACAGAGTGAGTTTTTTGAAGCGTGCAAAGGAACGTTTTACGATAATTTGTACAATGTAGCACTTAATACAGGCTTGCGCCCAGGAGAACTGTTTGCGCTCACGATTGCAGATATACATATGGACGAGGGATATATTGATGTTAATAAGACACTTGTGTATCAGAAATACCTTGAAGATAAAGGCAAGACATTTCATGTTGAGCCACCAAAAACCAAGCAGAGTTACAGACACGTACCAATTAACAGTGTATGCAAGGAATGCCTGACGAAACAATTTGAGCTTAAAAAGATAGTTTCAGCACGTAGGCCTAAGGAACAAAACGAATATTTGTTTGTTACGAGGTTTAACACACCGATTAATTCGGTTATATATAGCGACTCTATACGTTCGATTGTAAGACGGATAAATGACACAAGAAGCAGTGACAATGAATTTCCATTTTTTAGCGGTCACACATTTAGACATACGTTTGCGACAAGATGTTTTGAGTCGGGAATAGAGCCGAAAGTCGTTCAATCATATTTGGGTCATGCATCACTGAAAATGACAATGGACTTGTATACACATGTTACACCCAAAAAGTCATTTGCTGACATTGAAAAAATCGTTAGCACCGACAACAAAATCATAGAATATAGAAGAAAATGTGTGTAGCAAGTGTGTAGTAGTACACACTCTCAATTTGAAGAGTGCTGAAAAATCAGCGCTTGTAGGGCATTTTTGTACCAAAACTGGCTTAATTATTATGTGTACCAAGGAGTGCCATACGATTTCGTAAATAATGGCGCAATCCTAGGAAAATAAAGGGACTGCGAGGTTTTCGTAAAATCGTAAAAAATATAAAATTCTATGTATTTTAATGTATTTTAATACAAAAAGTGTGTAGTAACTGTGTAGTAACCACCCTAAAAAGTGTGTAGTAAAAATTGTATATAGAAAAGCCATTATATGACACAAATATGAGAAGAACATGGAAATGCTCTTCTCTTTTTTTATGCCACAATTTAGGCATAAGGAGATGATGTTATGTTTGACGATAATGTAAGAGAACAAATATTTGCTAAAAGTGAGTTACAAAAAATCGACCTGATGACATTATCTCTTGTCATTAAAGCAATCGAGGAAGTTTTAGAGGAGGCAGACAATGAACAATCCTTATCAGGCACCTATGATGAATAATCCTTATATACAATCTCAAAATCCATATATGGATAGAATGAACTTCTTACAAAATTATCAACAGAGCTTACAACAGCAGCCTATGCAGATGAATCAACAGCCTATACCACAGCAGATAGCAGGCATTAACGGAAGAATAGTACAGGCAGTTGAAAATATCAACGCTAACGAGGTTCCTATGGATGGCTCAATGGCATTTTTCCCGAAGCAGGATATGTCGGAGATATATGTTAAGGGTTGGAATGCTGACGGAACTATCAACACGATTGTGTATAAGCCTTATACAGCCCCTAAAGATAATCAGACAGTAAATTCTATGGTTAATACAGAAAATGCTAAATTTACCCTATCAGACGAAAGCACAGAGCTATTTCTGAATAAGTTTGAAGAGTTATCAGAGAAGATAGGGCAGTTAGAGGATAGATTTGATAAATCTTTAGGAACGCAAAGAAAAGCTTCAAGAACGCAAAAGGAGAGTGAGTCTTAATGAATCTTATGCAGATGTTACAAGGCATGAGAAACCCACAGCAACTTTTACAACAAATAGTGGGGAATAACAGTGTAATGAGCAATCCAATGGCCAGAAATGCTATGCAGATGGCTCAAAAAGGGGATTCCAAGGGCATCGAACAGATGGCTAGGAATTTGTGCAAAGAAAAGGGAATTGACGCAGATAAGGCTTTTGACTCATTTAAAAGTCAATTAGGAATGTGATACTAATTCTTGCAAGATTATGTATATAAAAATGAATTATGGAGGTAAATTCTATGTTTAACACAGGTAATTGTGCATCCGTTCCGCTTGTTGCGAACATTGACGGAAACGGAAATAACAACGGATGGGGCGCAGAAGGCTCATGGTTATGGTTTATTATCGTTATCTTTGCTATCTTCGGATGGGGTGGATTCGGTAACGGATTCGGAGGAAACGGAATGAATGGCGGTGTCGGCAGTGAAATTCAGAGAGGTTTTGACAACCAGGCAGTTATCTCAAAACTTGATGGTATCTCAAATGGCTTATGCGATGGCTTTTATGCCATGAACAACAGTATGCTCACAGGCTTTAACGGTATTAACACAAATATCATGCAGACAGGCTACGGCATCCAGCAGGCTATTAACGCTGATACAGTTGCTAATATGCAGAATACCAACGCTTTACAGTCACAGCTTGCTAACTGTTGCTGTGAGACAAGAGAAGCCATTCAGGGCGTAAACTACAATATGGCAACCAACACCTGCGCTTTGCAGAACACAATGAGCAATAATACAAGAGATATTATTGACAGCCAGCAGGCAGGAACGAGAGCTATTCTTGATTTCCTGACTAATGACAAGATAGCTACATTACAGGCAGAGAACAATGATTTACGCAGAGCTGCTTCACAGGATAGACAGAACGCACTTTTGACTACCACAATGGCAGCGCAAACAAATCAGATTATTGATGCAGTAAGACCTACACCGGTTCCATCATTCCCAGCAAGCAACCTTTACGGATATGCTTACGGATGTGGATGCAATACCGGATGTGGCTGCTAAAAGTAGTAGCTAAAAATAGCAGCTACGCAAAAATAAATAATTGAGTATCTTAATTGAGTTTAACTCAATCTAAACCGATTAAAAACCATTTTTAGTCGAGGATTAGTCCAAGTTTAGTCGAGAGTTAGTCGAGATTATGTCTGCTAAACAGTATTACTTGATGTTACCGACACAAATGTCGGGAAGATAAAGGGCAGACTATAATGTTTGCCCTTATTTTGTGAAAGAGAGGTAAAAATAATGGAAATAACAGGAATCGCATTACAGACTGTTTCAGCCGGAGAAGATGTGGCATTTACAGAGACAGCCGTAAACGGAACAAAATGTATCGTACACAGGACCGGAAGTGGAATTATCAAGCTAAGAGGTATTACTAATCAGTGCAAGGCTAGATTTTTAGTATCGTATTCCGGCAACATTCAGATACCTACAGGTGGCACAGTAGAAGCCATTTCACTTGCCATTGCAGTAGACGGAGAGCCTTTACAGTCTACAAAGATGATAGTTACTCCGGCGGCAGTCGAGAATTTATTTAATGTATCGGCTCAGGCATACGTTGATGTACCTTGTGGCTGTTGCAGTACTGTAGCGGTGCAGAATACATCAGCACAGGCTATTGAAGTACAGAATAGTAACTTAATTGCTGTCCGTGAAGCGTAAGGAGGTGTGAGTATGCACATTGAAAGAATGCACAAAATGCAGGAGTGCCTTACAGAAAAAGCTGTAAATGAGTTTGAAAAGGGTATTGAGAATGTTGACACTTCCGAAATGGGTGAGGTCGTGGATATGATTAAAGACCTTGCAGAAGCTGAGTATCGCTCAATAATTTCCAAGGCTATGAAAGAGGCTGACGAAGAAGAAAAGGAGCACGACAAAGAATTGCTTAAAGCTCTTAAAGCTGAATATGGCGAAGAGGGCGGCAGAAGATACTATGACGAATACCGTTATGCAAACGGCAGATTTGCGCCAAAAGGCAGGGGGATCCGCAGAGGATATACTGAACCACCGTACTATCACATGCCGCTAAATTACAACGACATGGAGTATATGCGCGACATGGACAAAGGCATGGGGCGAATGTATTATACCGAGCCTGTTGTATCAGACAATAACTCATCACATACGATTGAAAGCGGCTATGACAGAGCAAAGAGAAACTATACAGAGACTAAGGAAATGCATAAAAACAACACGCCAGAGGATAAGGAACATAAGATGAAAGCCCTTGACGGCTACATCAAAGAGCTTGGTGGCGATATTACACAGCTTATTGGCGATATGACAGCAGAAGAACGTAATCTTATGCGTACCAAACTTAGTACACTTGTTTCTAAGTTGTAAATTTAAAGGCTATGGATAGCAATATTCATAGCCTATTTCATTCGGAAAGGAGCATACAGATGATTTTTAGCATTAATGGTACAATGTGGCAAGTACAATATAAAAATTCAAATTCGGGCGAATTAAAGCGGTCAGACAATGTTTCTGTGCTAGGCGTAACAGATAGAAATACGCACACAATTTATCTGTCAAATCCCTTGCGTGGGTTTATGCAACGCAAAGTGCTGATACACGAAGTATGTCACGCAATCTGTATGTCCTATGATGTGTATTTGCCTATCGAACAGGAAGAGATATTGTGTGACTTTGTAGCAACATATGGGGATGAAGTATTTGATATTGTTGACATGATACTTGGAGCAGTTAGGAGTGATAGATACTATGGATAAAATAGACAGATTATTAGAATATATACACCGGACTAATCCGGAAATGACACGGCAGAAATTAATTGAAAGACTAGGGGAGAGTGACTATAGTGCCAAGAGCATTTATTTTTTGGCGATTCAAAATTCAAATTCCTAAAAATTTTAGGATGAAAAAAGCACCCCCGTACCTTTGGTTTTTTCGATTTCAAAAATCCGTTTGCAAAATTTTACAAAAACTTGCCGAGAACTTGCAAAGAACTCTCACCACACTTTAATTGAGTGAAGTTTTCTGAAAATTCAAACATTTTACATGAGTTGGTGCGCCTGACTTGTAACAACTCACACCCGGCACGGCTTGACGGCTTGAAGCTCTACAACTATATCGCAAAGCGTTGTAAACGGCTTGTTTTACGGCTTATTATAGCACTCTTGATAAAATCCACGCTAACACGTATAAAAGCCCTTAAAACGTCAAATACACGGCTTTAAATGTGTATATCATAAAATCATAGAATATTTTTGTTTATTTGTCAATGTGCAGCAGTGCAGAACAAAAAGCACGCTAAAAAGGGATATAAAAATATCCCTAGTGGTAGCGCGTGACATATTTCCCGGCTACATAGTCACAAAATAATGTAACCGGGTGAACATGCGCATGTTTTTCGACAACTTGCAGCCATTCGCCGCACCTTTGAACTGTTATTTTTAACTCGTGCGATTCCATCCATTCTATGCAATCATATTTGATATAATCAAAGTCACTTATTTTTGACACCTCATAGCCCAGCGCCTGAACACGCTTAAATATTTCCTTTTTCCCCAGGTATTCATATTTTGACATAATACACCCCCCTAACTATAACAAGCCTTAATTATTGGGCTTATATAGTTTTTGTGGTTTAGGTAGTTATCAAAAGCCGTCCGGCGGTATTCCTTGCCACTAATAAGCGTGGTAACATCGTCACACGTGCCAAGCTCCGCGGTAGCTCTGAATATATCTGTTATCGCTTTTCGTGTCTCTCGCTCGCTTGCCTGATAGCCTAATACATCCGTATATTTACCATTGTAACGCGCTCTAATTTCCATTTCTACAGCGTCAAGGCTTTTTAGTTCGTTATCCATTTATTAACCCTCTTTTCTGTTTTATTAGGTGTAAAATAACGCAAATCACCCATATAAAGCTAATAGCCGGACTCGCACCGGCTCGAAATCTCTTGATATTAGCTATTATAATAACTCGCGCTTAATCTGTACATCGGTCAACTGCTCCAAGGTATCAACGTATACACAGGCCTCTTTGCAGTCTGTTATAATACATGCAGCAGTGCGCCCGCTTCTGCAAGTGCAGATACTAATAGTATCATCCACTAACCATTCTTGCATAGCGTCCTTGCTCTCTGCTACGTCATAATAGCCTAACAGCTCCAGTGCTGCCTTAATTGCCTTTATTTCTTGATTTGTCAATTCCATCTTTCTGCCTCCATATTCTTTTATTTGCTCCTTTTCGGGGTAAAAGTAAGCCGGGGAATCGAACCCCGGGAACCGCCGCCGCTTGCCTAAATAAGTACACCCAAGCGCATACAATCACGCTTTCTGTCACAAACAATTTTCCATTTTTCAAAGTTGCCCTTGATATTTTCTGCAGTTCTGGTGTCTGTCCATTCGTCCCGGGCTTTAATATAAGCGGCTTTCGCATCGTCTTTCTGTTTCTGCAATTTCTCCATAAATTCCATAAAATCAACCATCCTTTCATTGTGTGCCCTGTCTCATCGGTGCAGGTGGGGCAGTTCCTGCAGACGGCGGAAACTTCCACCGTTTCGACTTAATTTTTCATTGCACAACCCGTCCAAGTTTTACAAATTGTACCGTTACAACTTATACCGCATTTTTTACAGTTATAACACATGGTATTTAAATTGTTATAATAAATGTTATATGCTTCTTGTCTTTCCGCCTGTCGCATTGCAAGAACTCTTTCAAATGCTCTTTTTACAGCCGGGAGAACAGCCCACGGCTGACGCTCCAAAGTTGGAGCGTTTCGGCTATGCGATTCTAACAACTGCATTTTTAATATTTGAGAAGTGGAAAAGTTCCCCAGTTTCAACATTTTCAAAAATTACAGATGGCGCAAAGGTTTCAAAAGGTGCAAACGCATCACCCTTGCAAGTGTTCCAATCAATTCCAAGTTTTCCGGCTTTTTCGTACACACAAAAAGTCTTGCCGTAGTTTCTGGTTTGTATTTCCTTATTGTGTAAATCGTATAAATGTACTTTGATTGTATCGTTTGTTTTCATATTTAAAACCTCTCTTTCTATCTCTCTAACTCTGCTGCAATTTCTGCATACTCACGGCATTTTGTACACTTGTAAGGACATTTGTCGCAATCGTCCTCATGTGCTTTGCATACTGGGGTAAGCTCTTTTTCGAGCTCGCTCAATCTTTCTTTTAATGTTTTCATTTTGTCCCTCTTTTCTTTGCTACTGATTTATTTGTTGATATTATAATACACTAATTAAGCACTAATAACAATTGGCATAATATACAAAATTAGGCACTAATGTTTATATTGCTTTTGTGCATTATGATTAAGCACTAAAAATGTATTGATATTAAGCACGTTTTGTAATATAATAATATAAATAAATATAGAAAAGAGGTGTATTAAATGAACGATATAAGGGAAATGCAAGCGCAGAAAAACCGCGAAGCCGTGAAAAAATGCATGAAAAATAAAGACAGAATAAATATTATTCTACCTTTGGGAACTATTGACCGCATTAATTCGTACGGATTAAAAACAAGTGCTTTTGCTCGTGAGCTGATATTGGCAGAGCTTGACAAAATGGACAGAATGAAAAAATAACTAGGTTATATGTAAGACACTAATATATAGTGGTAAGGGCGTAAAATGACGAATCAAGAAATAACCGCGAAAATATCACAGCTCATTAATTATAATATTAATAAAGAGGGCATAACCTGCAAAGAACTTGCAGCGCGAAAAAAATTAAACTACAAATCGATTAACGCATACGCCAACGGCTCGAGAATACCGCGCTTGCGTAATTATATCATAATATATGCAATGTTTGCGGATAATTTGACGAGGCGCGATGCGGAAAAAGCAGCAAGCAAGACAATTAATAGTTTCCTTGATGAAATTGCAATTTTATTTTCAAAGGGCTACAAATACGCAGATTTTGAGCAAATAACCGGAATACCGGACGCGATTTTTTATAAATATCGTAAAAGGCTCGTTAAAGATGTTTCTTTGAATCATGCAATCATTATAATTGAGTGCTTTAATCTAAATTTTAAAATCCCTGGCTTAATTGATTAGGCACTAAAATATTAAAAAAGTATTGACATATTAGGCACTAACTGTTATAGTTATGTCGTAGCAATTAAATAATTTATTTTATTGGAGGTATAAAGAGTATGAGAAACTTTTTGATAACTAAGAAAACATATAATTGTGACAAGCTGGCTGGATTTGAAATCCTGGGAATGGTTCAGGGCGATTATTTTCCGGCATACGATAAAGAGACCGCAAAAAAGCTATTCGGCTTTGAATACGTGGACGTTTTAGAAGTGCCTGAAAAATGCCACATCAAAGTATTATAGGGGGTGTAACTATGAGAGAATTTAAGATATACGGAGAAATTGGAAGCAATCCCGATACTCCAAAATTTAGAGCTTTTATGAAAAACATTGAAACAGAAATAAACGAGAATGAGGAACTGGTTGACCGCTCGAAAAAATGTAATATTGAGTTTACGGATAAGCTCAAAGAGATTTTGAATAATCCGGAAAATGCCTTATATGTCGGTAGCATGGTATCAGGGCTACAATTCAGAACCCCGCGTTATAGCTATATTAAGCATTTAGAGTTTGACGGCAAGGAATACGAGGCAGAAATTGACGAGTTAGAACGCAAGTTCTGTTTATTGGAGGTATAAAGAGTATGAAATACAGAATAGTCGACGCAGACAATAGAGCCGAATATAGTAAGCAAAAGACCTTTGAAGAGGTCAAAGCGTGGTTTGAACCGAATACAGAGCTTGAAGAGGAGCACAGCAAATGGGCTGAAATCGAAGATATTGACGATATGAGAGAGTATCTTATTTGGGAAGCTCAAGGAATGAGTCCTAATTGGAGAATAGAGGATTGCAAAGAGGATTAAGGCGGAAGTTTAAAAGGAGATATACAATGAGTGAAAGAATTAATGATAACACAATGAGTGCAATTGTTGCGCTCATGGACGACGAAACAAGAGAGCGTGTGCACTTTGAACTTGCACCCTGCTCGAACGAGAGTTTTTTAAAAAGGTACTGCGAATTAGTACCAGAGTTTGAAAAGATACTTAAAGATGAATTTAGTATTGAATTGGATGCATGAAAAATTATATATTGTTTTTAAGAGTCGTTTAAAAAACGACTCTTTTTTTTATTGCAAATTTTGGGAAATACAAACCACGCAACAACTATGCCAGGCATTTCTTTTTTGAGCCACTCAAGGCTTATTTTTTGCAACTTTAAAACTTATAGAGCGGAAAAATAAACAAGAAAATTGATAATTGTATCCAAAATGTATACATCATGTATACGACTTGTATCCAAAGTGTATCCGTAGTATAGGTTAGGTAAGGTAAGTATAGTATATATATTAATAAAGCCTTACGGCTTTATAGAAGAGTGTATTATTATTAAACCCCTTTATTTTTATTTATTTAATATTAAACAAGAAAATATATTATATATAATACTTGATTAAATATATTTAGTTTAATATATACAATCAATAGTTATTTTAAAATCTATTTGACAAAATATATTAAAAGGTGTATTTTAATAGCAACAATTTAAGCACAGAACGTGTTATTACCAAGCACGGGTGTATATGCAGATGCCGGTTAGCCTGTACAGTTTAGAGTTTTTAAATTCTAGGTTGTGCAGGCTTTTTATTTTTAAGAATTGGAGGTGTAAAGAATGGCAGAATTAGAAAGAGTCAGCGGAAATATAGCAGAACACTTAGTTGTTGACTGTGGCAGCTATCAAGTGTATAGATCTGACTTTGTGGATGCCATTTCCAGAGCCTGCGAAGAATTAAAGATTGATGATTTAAAAACCGAGGGTCAAAGACCTTGGAAAGCTGTCTGCAAAAGAGTTGGGGAAATACTATTTCCAGATACTAGCGTATTGAAAGACAGAAAATTATATAATAATAATAATTCTGTTATTCCTGAGACAAATAACAATAGATATGATTATGAGTTAATTAATAGTATATGCGATGAATATATTTATTTTAGTAATATATATAATAAGCTGTGTAGTATATTAGCATTTAGTTATATTATTAATATACCAGATACTACCATAAGCCTATGGTCTGGACATTCGCCAAGCTCTACGAGTTTTAATGTTTGGAAAAAGCTGCAAGGAACGCGCAGAGATTGCATCACGGACAAAGCATATGATGCTAATAGTCCAGTTGGCGCCATGTTCGTTGGCAACAATGAATTTGCCATGAATCAACCGGGTGTTGGCTACGAGGCTACGCAAGCGAGAGCACTAACCGCCAATGAATTGCCACAATTAGGCGGTGCAAATAGTCAGAATATTAAAGCATTATCGAGCGATAGCATGGTTGATAATGCTAAGTAATTGTATATACAACAGATACAATTCTAAATCCTTTATTTACAAGGCTTTGAGGACTATTGAATTATTATAACTATTCACAAAACAGTTGTTTAGCGAAGAGTTGAAAGCGTAGAGATGAATTGTATATGCAATAGATACAATTTAAAATGCTTGATGTTCGAGACTTGAGCAGCGCACGTATTGGAGGCCCTGGGGGTCTACAGGAAAAGCGACAAACCGCCCCACTTAGTCCCCAAAATATCCGCAAAAACAAAAAGGCCTTTACCCATACCTCAATCATACCAAGCGGTATTTATTATTATAACATAATCTATATATTAATTAAACAACATACACAATAATAATATATATACATACAATTACGATAAAATATCAGTTATATATAATATATAACAGTAAAGGAGCTAAGAGCGATGAAATTAACAGGATTTGAGTCAAGCAAAATTAATTCCGATATGGTAAACCACCCTAGCCACTATAATCTGCCTGATCGTAAAGAGTGCATTGATGAAATGATTGACATTTACGGACTTAAGGATGTGGCTAAATGGTGTGAGATTACTGCGTACAAGTATGAATATCGTGCCGGGCATAAAGGTTCTGTAGCAGAGGATATGAGCAAGGCTGCATGGTACATAATTAAGGCTCGCGAGTTTAAGTCTAAGCGCAGATGGAAGATTTTCAGTAAGATTGCTGACAGATACTTGCCAATGTTCATTAAAGGCATTTTTACATGGCTGATGTTGTTCTGCATGTTTCATGCGATACTCTTTTCCGACTCATGTTCAATGATTGTTTCGATAGTGTTTTTGGCTCTTGCGTGCATAACCGAGTCAATATTGAAAGAAAACGAGGTGTAAATATGTTTGTACTAAAAATTGCAACAACAGTATGGCTGACATTAATCGCTTTTGGAATGGTAAACACGGCATTAAACAAAAAAGTGACAGTTAGTACAAGACTCCTTGGCATTGCTGTAATGTTCGGTCAAATACTTGCCATAGCTTTCATGTGGCAGTAAATATAGGGCATTCGCCAAGCGGTAAGGCACAGGATTTTGATTCCTGTATTCGTTGGTTCAAATCCAACATGCCCTGCTCGGGGTTTACTTGGTTCCCCGACATTGGACTTAGTAGTTCCTTTCGCCCTCATAGTGGAAAGCTGTTAAGAGCCGCCACAAGGCTCGTGAGGGTTTAATCGTGTATAATCCCACAATACACGAGCGTGAAAACCAACCTGTCGTAAAGACATCTGTAATAGGCAGAGCAGACATATATACCCCCTTTTAATTGTTAAACTAGGGCAACTCAAATCATATGAGTCTTAGGTGAGGTGCAATCCCTCACATGTCCTTTGCTGTAGGTTTCGTTAGTTCTTTTCCTACAGCACATACAAATTATATCTCCGGAGGGTGTTGCCACTCCTTAGACTTCACCCTCATTATTGGCATGTAGCTCAGTGGTAGAGCAATCAGCTAATAGCTGATTTGTCGTGGGTTCGATTCCCACCTTGCCAGCTATAGGTTAAAACCTAGAACAAATAATTACGCAAAGCGAGGGAGTTTTGATGATTGTTGTATGGGATGCCCTTATGGGGATTAAAAGAATAATTGTTTTTCAACTTGCTGAGTGTATTATTGTATTCGCGAAATCCAGTGAAGCGGTGAAAAGAAAGTATTGCGGAAGTATGCTAAGGTTTCCATACTGTGCAATATCAGCTAGGCATGAAGTCTCGATTAAGCCATATCTATGAGAACAATATTTGATGATCCAGAAACCACAAAACTTAAAGAATCATGGGTATGGCGAATAAAATTGCAGATATGGTGTAATGGTATCACAGGAGATTGCTAATCTCTCTAACGAGTAAAATCGTTATCAAGGTTCGAGCCCTTGTATCTGCGCTAGTCGGTGCATACTGACTGTTGATGTGTGGCGGAATGGGTAAACGCTAATAGCAGATAGAATGAGCTAGTGGTTCGAATCCACCATAGCATAACCACAGGGGAATACCTGATTGCTAGGGGCTTGAAAGGACAGGAGTGCTTGTTCATGTGTGGTTCAAATCCACACCACATCAATCATATGTCGGTTTAGTGCGAGCTGTTATATCTTGAATAGCGGTTGCGTAATGCTGACATGCTTTACTTAAAAAGTTAGAGCAGGGCGGTCTGTACGTGTTGGCACGGTACAGTTTCGGAAAATAAAAGAAAACACACAAAAACAAGTTGCTAGTAGGTACGCGCGACTGAAAGCAATGGGGTGAGACACTTCAAAATTCTGTAATGTGTTTTGGCTGCCTTTTGATGGAGTGTATCTTGCCTTTTCGGATAGTAGTTCAGTTGGAAGAACAACCACTGCAATAGCAGTAATTGAGGGAGTCACAGGTTCGAGCCCTGTCTATCCGATTATCAAAAAATAAGGAGATGTCTCTATGGCAAAGGGAGTTAAGACACGAAATGCCAAACTATTCCAAGAAGCACTGACGGAATACGCATACGGCAGATGTTCACAATCGAAAGCTGCAAAAATGGCTGGCATGAGCAGACTGACATTTAGGAAGTACGCAAATATGCATTTTTTAGGCATTCCATTTCCTGACACACTGTTTAAGGCAAAGGAGAAATGAGGAGTATGTGTGAATTTTGTTGCAAAATAGGAAAATTGGAAAAAATCAAGCAAGGAGCTTTTAAAGGCGGATATTATCCAGAAAAAAATGAAACACAAATTGTCGAATTTGAAAATGCGTTTCATTTATTCGTAGGATGTAGCGACCCCTTTATGTCTGGAATTGGAATTGAAGATATAAAGTTTTGCCCTATCTGCGGTAGAAAGTTGGTGTAGTAATGGCGGAACCTTTAAGTAAATTAGCAGAAAAATGTAAAAGTTGCCCCAAATCTGAAAAATGCGACCATAAAAGAATGGAGTTATGCGCTTTGGCGGATTTGCCACCGCAAAATCTTTCAAGTGCTACACAAGGCATTTTGATAGATGCGGCAATGCCAGCTTTGAGGGAAGAAATAAAAAGCCCTTTAAGTCCATTTAGATACAAAGACGAATTGGAAAAAGCACTAAATGATTTCCATTTTGGAAATATGTTTATGTATGGCGCTTAGAAAGCTGGTGAAGCGGTGAATCTTGCAGAAGCAAAGGAAAAATATTATCCAACATACAAATATGCACTTGTTAATGTTAAAAGCAACAAACCGCATTCACTTTATGTTGATAGAAAAACAGCCGAAGAAGAAAGATATGATTTATGGAAATGTTATGGCACTACGCTAATTGTTATTGATTTGTCAGAGGTGGAGAAATGAAAGAAACTATTTTGTACATTTCAAAATCAGAACAGGATATACGAAGTTTTCTGAAATATCTTCAATCAAAGCTAAAAGCAGAGCATAAGGAATGTGCCCTAGATGGAGAACACAATATTTTAATAGTGCCAAAATATTACGATATTGTCGGAAAGAGTATTCATGGGAACATGCTTGGTGTAGGCTATGGATATTGCAAATATTATTGTTTTTCAGAAGCTTATGATAGAAATAAATACAGCAATGCAGAAAATGAAAAGCTTAAAGAAATTCTTATGCACACAAGAGAGGGTGCGGAGAGAATATCGGGGCTTGATATTTTATGTATGCTAGGGTTGACTTAAAAGGCGGTGGAAGAATGAAGCATCAAAAAGAATGGCACACTTGCGACAGGTGCGGAAAAGAGATAATACGATACGATGAAAAATATGCATATATCAAAACGAGAGAGATAAAACCTCTTTACGAAAAAAGCATATGTACAGCCGAAGATTTAGCAAAGGAAGTGTTTCCAATGACTATATGGAGAGATGATATGCAATACGATTTATGCCCTAAGTGTAGGAGAGATTTTAAGAGGTTTATGAGAAGTGGAGCATGAAAGAAAATGGTGCACTTGTGATAGATGCGGAAAAGAGATAAAAGTAGGGCTGTTGGCTACAAGCTCAATCACGAGAAACGGCATATTAAATATAACATACGACTTATGTAATGAGTGCATGGAAGAATTTGAGGAGTTTATGAGAAATGAAACTGACAGTCGGAAATAGCGTATATGAAATGAAGACAGAACAATTAAAAGCTGTTTTACATATTGCAAGTAAACAGGTTCCGTTTGGGATTTATGCGGTCAGCAAAAAAGGCATGGCTATTCTTTTGAAGGAGACCTATTCCACCCACGAGGAGCTGAAAAAGGCTGTTTCTGATTATGCAATGAAAGGATTTAAGGTGTATTACAATGAGCATGGCAGAAGTAATTAAATCAATAGAGCATGAAGCACTTAGAGAAGCACAATCACGCGAAATAGGTGATAGAAATGGTGAGCCTATAGATTGCTCCGCTTTAGAGGATGAACCTGTTATTGAGGCAGATAACGAGGCAGACAGACAAGCATTTAGAGTAGCGCTATCGCAGAAATTTTGCGGTGATATATCCGGTGGCTATTTAACAAAGAGACCATGTATAAGCAAAGATGATTCAATTCCAGAATGACTTAGAAAAAATGTCGAAAAGAAATTGAGAGATTGCTTTAAGGGGCGATAATTGATGGAATTTCAGTACAGAAAAATGGTACAGGAGATAGCTGATGAAGCATTAGACAATGTTACAATCAACAATATTCCGTTTCGTGAATGGATTGATAATGTGAATAATGCTTATACAAATAAAACATGCAATCTAGCTTCTTGCCGATACAATGCAGATGGTAAATGTACCAATCAAAAAAAAAGAGAAGAATGTGTCGAAGTGTCAAGAAAGGTGTTGTGCATAAATGAAGAAAACAAGAAGTAAAATAATCATTAAAACAAGAAAAGGCGGTTACACAAAGATTTATACCAATGGGAAATGGCAGAAGAAAGTATGTGTCATTGACTATCACGCAGAATGTAGTAACAAAGGTGGTATAAAGGTTACTTGCGAATTTGATAGACTGAAAACTGATAAAAATGGTTCAGTTATCTACAATGAAGCTAAAAAAGATTTTGCAAAAGAACACATAGTTGCAAGGATTTAAGGAGCGAGATTATGGAATATCAGAACACAATGCTTTGTAGTGGATATAGCCACGAACTTAAACCTTGTAAACATATAATGAAATGTGATTTATGTATCGGTCCGAGTGTTGATACATATGGAAATGAACAATATGTATGCGGTCCGGGAGTTATGAATTTTAAATGTAAAAGAGACAACCCACATTGGAAACCATTAACAAGGCAACAATTTATTGAATTGTATAATAAAATGCCTGTTGGTGGAGGAAGAGAAAATATCGAAGAATTTCTCGAAAGAGCAATAATTGATGGGATTGTGGAGGATGAAAATGTTAATAGTCGCATTACAAGATGATGTAGACAATCTGTATGCTATATGGAACACAGTTACAGACCAATTTTTAGGAGTTAATCTTGGAAAATATGAAGCTGTCGGAATTATTATGGATTACAAGAAAGACTACACCTTTGAAAAGGCATTAGAGAGAGTAGAACATCCGCAGCCATTTAAAGATATTGCCAAGTGCTTGTGCGGAGAACTTAATCGTGACGATAACAAAGTTGAAGACGCAATCCAATACTTAAAGAACATATCGTGGGAAGTAGGAACTGCTGGTGTCGAGTATCTTTCAGAAAAGGACGGACAAAAGATGAGAGAGTACATAAATGTACTTGAAGCAGAATTGATGAATTAGAACAATGATTGCTGATTATCAGCGGAAAGGAATATATCATGGCTGATTTGAAAATATTTACAGAAAATATAGAACAGGAAGCATTAAATCAGATATATACGCTTGTAAAACAGCCAGCATTTTTGGATTGTAAGATAAGAATTATGCCAGATGTTCATGCAGGAGCAGGGTGTGTTATCGGGTTTACTGCTGATTTAGGAGAAAAAGTAATACCGAACATTGTTGGAGTTGACATAGGCTGTGGGATACTTACTACAAACTTGGGGAATATTGATATTGATTTTGAGAGATTAGATAACGTCATTAGAAAATATGTTCCAAGTGGTAGAAAAGTTCATGAAGAAGAAAACTTATCTGTTGCAAGTGATATTATTGAAAAATTGCATTGCAAGGAACAATTGAAAAATATAAATTGGCTGAAAAGAAGTTGTGGCACGCTGGGAGGCGGCAATCATTTTATCGAAGTTGATAACGATAGCAAGAATAATAAATATCTTGTTATTCATTCGGGAAGTAGAAATGTCGGAAAGCAAGTTGCAGAAATATATCAGCAAATGGCGATTGATGATATATCGGGAAAATCGAATTTTAAACAAGATAGTGAGAAATTGATTGCTGAATACAAAAAATGTAAAAGAGAAAGAGAAATCAGCAAGGCTATCAAAGAATTAAAGCAGTCCTACGAAGCAAATACAACTAAAATCCCTAGAGAGTTATCATATCTTGTTGGAAAACATAGAGAAATGTATTTGCACGATATGAAATTATGTCAAGAGTTTGCGGAAATTAACAGAAGAGCCATTCAGAGCATTATTTGTTACTATATGGGTTGGAAAGTTACAAAAGAAACAGAACGATTTCAAACAATTCACAACTACATTGAACACGATACAAATATTGTTCGTAAAGGTGCTATTTCTGCAAAAACAGGCGAAAAGGTACTAATACCGATAAACATGCGTGACGGTTGCATTTTGGGAATTGGCAAAGGAAATGAAGATTGGAATTATTCAGCACCGCATGGAGCAGGGCGAACAATGAGCAGGTCAAAAGCAAAAGAAAGCATTTTGCTAGAAGAGTATCAAAAAGCAATGGATGGAATATTTACAACATCCGTAAATACATCTACGATTGATGAAAGCCCTATGGCATATAAAACAATGGATGAAATAATTGAAAATATAAAAGATACTGTTGAAATAGTTGACATTATAAAACCGATTTACAATTTCAAAGCAAACGAATAAAAACAATTACCGGCTACAGATTGATTGTAGTCGCTACCCTAGAAAAATTATAGGCAGAGGTCTATAAGCACCTTTGCTGAAAAGTGGAGGTGCTTTTCTTTATGGCTAGTCAGAGCCTTATTTCCACAGTTGATAGTTACGAAAATTACATAGAAAGAAATGGAATAGATGAACAGGCAATAGATGCATACATACAAGCCGTAGCGGTTGCCTTAAGGACAGAACATGATGTTGATTATGGATTAAAAATATCAGCTAGGGCAAAGCAACTTATAGCAATTTATGTCAAACAACATACAGGCGGTAGAGTTGCAGACCTAGAGGTGTATGCCGGGGAGCACGATACGACATACAAAGTGCTTCAACAATTCTACGATGTTTTAATGTACGAGTCAGCCTATCTTGTGGACAGCTTTTTTTATTACATTGAAATTGATGAAAAAGACCCATATAAGAGGTTTTATTTCCCAAGATATAAAGTTTTACAGCCTGTAGTTAAAGCCTACCAAGAAATTTATGACGGAAAATTAGATTTTCTGTCCGTATCACAACCGAAAAGAACAGGAAAAACCACAGGCGGCTTAAAATTGGCGCAGATGATGGGCGGAAGAGACCCAGACGGAAGTATATTTGGTGTCGGAAAAGGCGAAGGACTTGTTAAGCGATTTTATGGTGGTTTATTACAAGGATTTGAGACAGAAAGCACATATAAGAGGTTTTTGAGCGTTTTTCCAGAAGCTACAAAAATAGGCGAAAAAGATTACAAGAGTGCAGAGAACTTGTCTATTGACTTAAAAAGCAAAAATATCTTCCCAACGTTTACCTGTAGACCTATTGATGGTGCAATCGTAGGATGTACCGAAGCAAATGTGCTTGTATACATTGATGACTGCGTAAAAAACCATGAAGAGGCTAGAAACAGAGATAGATTAGAGTTCCTATGTGAAAAGGTAACGGATGACGTATTAGGACGTAGATTAGAGGGAACACCCATTATTATACAAGGAACTAAATACAGCCTATATGACCCTATTACAGCATTACAAAACAAGGCAGACGAGTTAGGGTGGCGGTGGCGAGAAGTTGCTATTCCGGCGCTAGACCCGATAACCGATGAAAGCAACTGGGAGATATACCGCAAGGATAAAAAGGGCTTGCGAAAGATATTTACAACAGACTACTACCGCAAAGAGCGCAAACTTGTATCGGAAGAAACCTGGGCGGCAGAGTTCCAACAAGAACCATTTGAAGCAAAAGGGCGTATGTTTGCTGAAAAAGAACTTAATTACTTTGAAGAACTACCAGTTGACAGAGAGCCAGACGCTATTATGGCAGCTTGCGATAGCGCAGATAAAGGAGAGGATAGCTGCTCAATGCCGATTGGCTATGTTTACGGCAATGAGGTGTACATAGTTGATGTAGTATTTGATAATGCAGGAACACAGTTCACCAAACCAGAATGTGCAAATATGCTTATTAAACATAATGTCAAGACAGTTACATTTGAGAGCAACAGCGCAGGAGAATATTTCGGGCGTGATGTAATGGACATTGTAAAGTCACAGGGCGGTAGGTGCAGCGCAAGGTTTAAATTTAATTGTTCAAACAAAATAACCCGAATGGAAAACGCAAGAGACAATATCATTCGAGATTATTATTTCCGTGATTTTAAGAAAATGGACAGGCAGAGCCAATATTACAAGTTTATGAAAGAACTTACAACCATGACAAGAAGCGGAAAAGTAAAGCATGACGATGCACCAGACAGCATTGCATTGTTTGAAAATGAAATGAGAACTGGAACTGTAGCAAGAGTAGAAGCAACACACAATCCGTTCAGAGGAGGACTTTATTAATGACAAAGGAAGTTTTATCACAGTATTCAGACTTACAAGAGGAAATCAAAGAGGTTAGAAAGAAAATTGCTAAATTGCAAGATGACCTTGAAAAGATAGAAAACGGAGAAAGTGTGATTGACACTGTATCGGGCGGTATGGGTGGCACACAGCACTTCAAAATCGAGGGCGTGCCATACCCTGAATACGGACGCAAGCGCACGTTATTGTACTCAAGAATGACTACATTACAGCTTTTACAAGATGATTTACTTGAAAAGACAAACGATGTAGAGGAATTTATAGCAAGCCTTAATGACAGCAGAATGAGGAGAATAATTAATTTTAGATTTTTGGAAAATAAATCATGGTTGCAGACAGCATATGCGCTTGGCGGTAAAGCCACGGCAGATAGCGTAAGAATGGAATTTGAAAGATTTTTTAAGAAAATGTAAGTTTGTTCGTTCGGTTCGCTTAGAATGTGATAATGTGTAAGATGAAAAAAATGTAATTCGTTCATTGCGTAAAATCTCTTTTAGAAATGGCACTCACAGATTGTGGGCGCCATTTTTAGTGAAACGAGGACAACATGAATAATCAGAATATTGTACCAACAGGAAAACGAAGTGTAATGTGCCCTCGTTGCGGAAAGCTATTAACGTGGGTAAATAAAAGCGATAAGAAGCACCACAAAGTAATGTGTACGCACTGCCGTAAGTGGATATGGTTTTGGGCTGGCACACAAGAATTTCAGATAAAAGAGGTTCCACAGAGAACTTCTGCAAGTGGCATGAGGTTTTATTGATGTATAGGTACGCACATAAAAACGTAAGACCTTTTTCAGCTGTCTGCCACAATAATTACGGCAGACAAGTTATTTTCACACGTAAAAGGCAAATCACAAAAAACAACATAATCGAAGAACTGAATAAAGCACTTGTGATTCACGAGCAAAACGCTATTGAGATTGAGTATCTTGACAGGTACTATCGCGGTGACCAACCGATTTTGTATCGTCAAAAGGTAAACAGACCAGAAATAAACAACAAGATACCTGTTAACCTTGCGTATGAGCTTGTTGAGAGAAAAACAGCGGATATATGCGCTGAGCCTATCCAATATGTGTTACGTGGCACAGATGATAAAAAATCAGAGGAAATTACAAATCTTAACGTAACAATGGACTCTGAAAGCAAGCAAGAGGTTGACATAGATATTTGCCGTTGGAGAAGTATATGCGGTACCGCTTATCGCTTTATCGGAAATGATGAGGGTAAGGGAGAGCTACTTGACGAGAGTGATTTTTACTTATCATCAGAAAATCCTATGTACACCTTTGTTGTGTACTATTCAAACAACAGACCAGCTTTTTCCTGCCAGATAGGAGAAGATGAAAACGGAGCTGATGTTTATTTTTGCTTTACTAATAATGAGTGGTTTGACATTAGAAACGGAAAGATAGTCGATAGTGGAGTAAATGGTAACAGAGCAATCCCGGTTATTGAATATCCAAACAATGCCAGGCGGTTGTCGGATATAGAAATCACAATACCTATTACGGACGCAATAAACACTTTGCAGTCCGACAGGGTAAATGGCATAGAACAGTTCGTATCGGCATGGATTAAGTTTGTCAACTGCGAGATTGACTTAGAGCAATTCAGAAAAATGCGCCAAGAGGGAGCGTTAGTTGTTAAGTCCAACAACGGCACTGACAATAAAGCTGATGTTGATATTATGTCAAGCGAGCTTAATCAGACCGAGGGGCAAGTGGTTTTCAATGATTTGTTTGAAAAATTCTTAAGTATACAAGGACTTGCAAACCGACAAGGCAATACTGGCGGAGATACTCAAGGAGCTGTAGAACTTAGAAACGGACATTATGACGCAGAACTTAGAACTGCCATTAATGAGCCTATCCTTAAGAAGTCGGAGAGAATGTCACTTAAGATTATTCTTAATAGGCTTAGGATAAATAAAGGCTACACTCTTATGCCTAGCGATATTGAAATACATATCAATCACAACAAGCTTGACAATATGCTTGTTAAGGCAGAAGTACTTGAAATACTGCTTAGATGCGGTGTTCACTACAAAAGAGCAATTAAGACCATTGATATGTTTAGCGACCCAGAACAGGTTGCACTTGAAAGCAAGGCCAGAATGGAGAATTTATATCCAGATAAAGTCGAAGATAGCAATGACGATAATAATAACATCACGACAGCCGGTGAATAACTGGCTGTCTTTTTGATTTGAGGTAATAAAAGATGGCAGATGAAATCCACGCGCTGAATAAAGACGAAATCAAAGATATTGACTACGAAACATATTTTGGCGAAATGGATTTAACGGACGAGGAAAAGCAGGACAGAATAGAACTTGCCAAGAAGTTTGAAAACATTTTCCTCATGCTTTTTGCCACAATATCAGCAAGCAAACAGACAGAAGTAGAAACTTGGACTAGAGAAATCAAAATCAGATATGAAAGTCTTGCTACGCAGTTTATGAAAGCCAAGCAGGCACCTAGTTACATAGTAACCTACTCTGAATATATCTCAAAAGAAATTGTTAATGCCACGGTTAAAAATTCTGATGAAGAATATTTCACGTCAGAGCTTCGGGCAAAAAATATATCCGCAAATGAAGCGAATGTGATTGGGAATTATCGAGAACAGATAAAAATGCTCAAGCTGGGATATAAAACAAAGATGTGGGTAACAATGAAAGACAGCCACGTAAGAAAAACACACATGGCCGTTGACAACAAGAAAATAAGCATTTTCGACACATTTAAAGTCGGAAATTCAGAAATGATGTTTCCAAAAGACCACTCTTTAGGAGCAACGACAAAAGAAATAGCAGGGTGCAGATGTACTCTTAGATACTTTAAATAATCAGCGATTGTCAATTACGGCAGTCGCTTTTTATTATACAAAATTTGCAGTTGTGCGTTAAACAACAGAAAAACTCGGCTGGTGCAACCAGCGATAACAAAAGCGTGAGTTACGGAGGTAATTGAAATGACAAGAAATGATGTTTTGAAGCTTTTCCCGGATGCAACGGATGAGCAGATAACAAATCTGCTTAACAAGAGCGGTGAGGAAATGGCAAGAGAGAAAGAGAAAGCCAATCAGTATAAGGCTAAAGCCGACAAGGCCGACGAGCTACAGACACAGCTTGACGAACTACAGGCTGGCAACATGACGGAGCTTGAAAAGGCAAATAAAGCCTTAGAGACAGCCAATCAGCAGATTGCTAAGCTACAGAAAGATAATGCTGTCAGAGATTTACGAGAGAGTGCAATGTCTGATTTTAGCATTACTGCAGAACAAGCAAAGACAGTAGTAAAAGAGGATGGCTCTTTTGACACGGCATCACTTGGCAAAATTATTTCCGACATGAAAGCCAATGCGATAGCGGAGTATGAGAAAAACGCACTCAAAGATACTCCTAATCCAAACAATGGCGGTAACAATAATGAACCCGACTCAAAGCCAGCAGATGTAGCCAATGCAGAACAAATCTCATTCGGTACAGTTGCAAGTGCTGAAAGTCAAAACAGCTATGTAATTTAAACAGGAGGTAGAACGATGGGAAAGCCAATCGTAAGAGACTTTACACAGGGTAAAGGAATTTTAAAATTTTTCCCTTATGAGGGTGCAGCGTGCCTTGTACCACAGACTATGGTAACAAGCGCAGATGGAAACGGAATGAAGATTGTGCCAGCCGGTACACCATTCCCAAGCAATGACGTAGAGTGCAAGGGTTATCTGTTACACGATGTAGATGTAACAATGGGTGACGCGCCTGGAACATATGTATATCAGGGAACTATTGATTGGGAGAAAGTTAAGTCACTTTCAATCGCAGATGAAGCTAGAACTGCAACACCTAGAGTTACTTTCTATGGTGCACCAAAGATTGTAGCAAGTCAGGTTTAAAAGGAGGTAGAAGAACATGGCATTACCATTAGCAGAAGCATTTACAGCGAGAAGCCTCGGTGTAATGTGGAACAATTATCAGAAAACATTAGGAACTGCCCCTTATCTTGGCAGACAAAAATTCGGAACACGTAAACAGGACTCACTCGACCTTAGATTTATCAAGGGTAAGAACGGACTGCCGGTATCACTCAAAGCTTCAAACTTTGATGCACAGGCAGAGTTAAGAGACGTTGGAGGTTTCTCTGACATTCAGAACTCAATGCCATTTTATCGCGAGTCTTATATGGTAACGGAGAAAGAGGAACAGGAGTATGACAATTACAGAACTTCTGAAAAGTCTAGCCTTGCCAATAACGTATTACGTGAAATCTCAAAGAAACCAATGAACCTTATCGAGGGCGCATTAGTTGTGCCGGAGAGACAGATTTGGCAGTTACTTGCACCTACAGATGGTGTACCAAGAGTAAAAGTAACCATTGACAAAAAACCATATTACATTGATTACCTTTCGGATAACGAGAAAACAGAGCATACAGCAAGCCATTACAAGACTTTTACAGGCACAAGCGCATGGGACAAGTCGGCTACAGCCACACCACTTGACGACCTTATTAAGACCAAGAGAGATTTCTCAAAGGCTACAGGCTACTCACTTACACGTTTCACCATGAATACAGAGACTTGGGAAATGGTTCTCGGGGCAGAGGATACAAAGAAACAGGTACTCGGTATCACTGCTTACAATGGCGGTATCAGATTACAGCAAGGACAGGTTACTGAATACCTTAGAGGATATGGTATCGAGATTGAAGTATACGATAAGCTCTATGTTGACGAGACAGGACAGACACAGTACTTTGTGCCAACAGGTATTGTATCTGCGCAGTCTGCCGGAGTATTCCTTGGCGATTACACATTTGGTAAGACACCTGAGGAAAGAAGCGGAAGTATCACAGACGGAAACCTCTCACTTGTTGAGACCGGTGTATCTGTATACACATATGCTACAAATCATCCTATCAATACTCACTGTATCGTATCTATGATTGGATTACCTACATTCGAGGGTATGGATAGCGTTATGGTTCTTAAAGTTAAGGAGGATTAAGGCTTATGATAGCAACGCACTCTATAAAGCATGATGGAGTGTGGTATAAAGTCGGAGATGAGGTACCGGAAAGCAATAGCAATTCGGTACCATCTGATTTTATGAACCCACCTGAAACACCATACACAAAGACAGAAATTAACAGAATGTCAACAGCCGACCTAAAAAAGCTTGCGAGCGAAAATGGTATTGAAAATGCCACAGAAATAAACGGCGGTGACTTGAAGAAAATGTTAATTGAAAAGTTTGGATTATAAGGAGCCTGGCATGGAATACACCACATTAGAACAAGTCAAAATCAGACTTAAACAATTTCATATTGATACAGTCACAAATGATGATGAAACAACATCTGATGTGGTAGTGTTCGACAACAAAGAAGATAATCCACTTATCGAGCAACTTATTAAGCAAGCTACAGAAGATGTAAAGGCAAAAAGGTGTTATCCGGACACTTTCACCGATGATGATATAACTGCCGACTTAAAGCAGTTTGAAAACGTTGTTATCAATCTTGCCGTCTACGACCATTCACAGGCCGGTGAGAACTACATGAGCGCATTAAGTGAGGGCGGAGTGAGCCGTACATGGAAAGACAGAGACAAGCTGTTTGTCGGAGTTTTTCCTTTTGTCAAAGTGCTATAAGCAAAAGAAGATTGTGCGTTACCATTTTACTGATGTCGGTAAAGTGGTAGCAGGCGGTACACATTAAGCGGTGGTGGGCGGTGTGCCAATTGCCAAAGACGAAAGGCTGTAAGATGAATAATTTAATCTATCAGACATATATTATTGCCTTGCCAATTGTTCTGACAGCACTTTTGGGCTATATTGTTTGGCTTTTACAAGAGCAGAAAAAGCAAAAAGCGATAGACACAAAAGAAAGAAACGAGCGCATTGAAGAGGAAAAGAAGCTACGACAAGCAAACGGAAAAGGTACAATGTTACTTTTACGAGTACAGCTTATCGAATACCATGATAAGTACATGAAGCTTGGCGAAATACCCTCATATGCGTATCAGAATTTTTGCGAGATGTATGACGCATACCACGCACTTGGTGGTAATGGCATGGTAACAAAAATGAAAAATGAGATTGAGGAAATCCATTTAGGCAAAGGAGGTAAAAACTGATGGACTTTACACAAGTACCTACAGTAGTTGCTATTATGGTAATTACTTATTTAATCGGATATGCTTCAAAGCAGATACCACAGGTTAAGGATAATATTATTCCTATTATCGTAGGTGTAGCCGGTGGAGTACTCGGTATTGTTGGAATGTTTGTAATTCCCGGTTATCCGGCAGACAACATTCTTGATGCAATAGCAGTTGGCATTGTGTCGGGCATGGCAAGTACCGGTGTTAATCAGATTTACAAGCAGATAAAGAAAAATGCTTGACATTAATAAACAAGCCATGAAATATGCGCTTCAAGGTCAAACAGTCACAGTCTATGAAAAAGACGAGGACGGAAATCTAAAGTTTTATGAGACGGAGGACGGAGAGAAGATATATTACACACACGAGGAAACAGGCTTTTCGGAGCCGGTTGATTTTCGGGCGAATATATCATTTGACGGAGGAGAAGCACAGAACAAGGAATATGGCTTTAATACAGCTGATTTTGACGCTGTTTTACTGACAGACAGAGGAGAATACCCTTTTAAAAAAGGTGACGTTATTTGGCTTGATAGCGAGCCTACAAAGAACGAAAACGGATTAGTTGATTCAACTTCCGCAGACTTTACGATAGTGGGAGTAAAACCCTCTCTCTATTCAGTTAAATACATGCTCAAAGCAGTCGTGAAAGAAGTGTAATTATGAAGATTGATATTTCTCTGACAGAAAAATCTATACAAGATGCGATAGATAAGCTTGAAAAATACAAAGACCGCTTACAGGACAAGTGCATAGCATTTGTTGGAGAGCTTGCCAGTAATGGCATTGCTGTAGCACGAGCAAATACAGGTAATTTCGGACACTACATTACATTTAGTTACGAAATTAAAGATACAACAGACGGCTGTACAGCTATTGTGCTTGCCACTGAAACAGGACAGATACAAAGCACATGGCAGACGGCTGACGGACTTAAGACAGTTGATGTATCGCCTTTGCTCATGGCTGAATACGGCTCAGGTTGGAAAGCTAAACCACACTTCAATGATGCAAGAGGCGGTCAAGGTACTTTCCCAGGGCAGACACACGCATTCGATAGTGAAGGCTGGTATTGGAGAGATGAAAGCGGAGAATTACACCATTCATACGGCATTACACCTACAATGCCGATGTATCGAGCATTTTTAAAAATGGAAAATGACATTATGAAAACGGCACGGAAAATTTTTAGTTGAGGTGATAAAGTGGCGAGTCAAAATCAATGGGTTTATGACCTTGAAAATCTCACATATGCGATTGTAAAAACCCGATGCGAGAAAAAATTGAAAACTAAATATCCCAAGCTAAAATTCACACAGGAGGAACAGTCAGACAGCGCAACGGCTAGTTTCCCAACCGTGCTGATTCAAGCACTCGAACCTATTGAACAGAATACGGATTTAGAGTGTGAAAGAATAAATACAGTGTTATTTACAGCACAAGTGACTGTTACAACGAATAAAAGCCGTTCGGAAGCCTTGAATGTGGCGCAGACAGTGGCTAATGAATACAAAGCTATGTCATTCAAGCTGACAACAGCCCCATTTGCTAGAAAGAACGGCAAATTATGGACAGCAACATTACGTGCTAGGCGGTCATTCGACTGGAACGATAGATTATAAGAGCCTTTTAGCTCTTATTTTTTTATGAAAAATTAGGAGGTAATAAAAATGGCAACAGGATTAAAAAGTAGAATTGCTTACAAGACACCAACCGCATCCGCCACAAGTGGCGATTACTGGGCTGGAACTTACAAGCTCTTACTTAGAGCAAAATCAATTCCCTCACCATTCGGTTCACAGAACATGGTAGATACTTCAACTCTTGAAGATTTAGTAGAGACACAGGAAATGGGCAGACGTTCAGCCGGTTCTATGGAAGTTGAGGGAGCTTTTGAGAAGAAGTACAAAGATGAAATGGTAACTAACGAGGGCAAGAAGCTCGACTTCATTATTCTTTATGGTACAGACGGAAAAGGTTCAGAGGGTATCTGTGCTTTTATCGGTCAGGAGTCATTCGCCCCGGGTGAAGCTTCTGATGACCACTTAACAGGAACTGCGACTGTATCAGTTCAGACAGTACCTAAGTGGATTGAGGATAACTACGATGTTGCGGTAACAGAGGATGACCAAGGCTATCCAACAGCAATCACACTCACAAAAAAATCATGAGCCAATCGGAAAAAGCCGTAGCGGTTGGCTATGATGATAGCACGGCTGACAGCGAACTTGAAGATACAATATAGTAAGGTAATTGAGGCAGTTTTAATACTGCCTCTTTCCCTATATAAATTAGGGAGAAAGGGAAAGATAAAATGAAAATTAAATTAAACGGAAAAGAATACACAGTTAAATTCGGATACGCACCGGTATATCAAAATAGAATTATCCCAAGAGTTGTAGGAATGGGACAGCAGGGAGATGAGCTTGAAGCGATTGACAACATGCTCGGCTTTTTACCGGAATTTTTACTTGTAGGCTTGCAGAAATTTCATGCCGACGAATTTGGCTTTGAATTTGATGACAAAGAAGCAAAAGAGAAGCAATTGGTAAAGATGTATGATTTACTTGACGATTACCTTGACCCTGAGAATGAAGAGGGCAAAGATATAATGTCACTCTACGATGATTTGACGGCAGAGCTGGAGAAGAACAGTTTTTTATCGAAGCTGTTGGCGAAAGAGGAGCAGACAGCCAAGAAGAAGCCAATCAAGAAGTAAAAGAGCTTACATGGGATGTGTATTGCAACGAAATCCGCCCATATTGGCTGTTGGCAACTAAAGGTTATGGATTTAGCGTTGAGGACATAGATATGTCTTGTCCGGCTGATTTAGAGCCTTATTCAAAGGCTTATATGCTCGAGCAAAAAGAAGCCGACTCCAACATGTGGGCTTGGTGGGGCACATATGGGCTAAGTGCAACTCTTACAGCTATTGACAGAGCCTTAAATGGCAACAAAGCAAGAGCAAAATACATCGAGAAATCGTTAAATGAGCAATACTCAGAAGATAACGAGCCTAAATACAAGGAGTCCAACGAGGAAATTGCCGTTTATGAAATGAAACAACGAATTAACGCATTAAGGCAGTCGGGACTACCTGAAAGTCCTGATTAATGAGGTGAAAATATGGCATATAAAGGAATTGACGTATCGTCATATCAAGGAAATATTGATTGGAGCAAGGTTAAGTGGGCCGGAGTGCAATTTGCAATCCTTAAAATAATCCGCAGAGACCTTAATCCGGATAAAACCTTTGAAGCGAATTGGAAAGGCTGTACTAATGTAGGAATGCCAATACAAGGTGTTTACAACTACTCATACGCTACAACAGTAGATAAGGCAAAGACGGATGCACAGAAAGTGATTGAGGTACTTGCCGGAAGAAAGACATTTGTATGGCTTGATGTAGAGGACAGATGCCAGCAAGGACTCGGACAGACGCTTATTGATATTATCAACACATATCAGAGTGTTATCAAGAGCGCCGGGCTTAACTTTGGTGTATACACAGGGCTTAGCTTTTACAATCAGTATATTGCACCATACGCAAATCAGATTAATTGTCCGTTTTGGATTGCACGCTATCCGTCAACTAAGGGAATGTCTATTGGTGATGAGCCTAATAGCGCAAAGAAGCCTGTTATTCAACATTCTCTGTATGGCTGGCAGTATTCAAGTGCATTTACTTGTAGCGGTCTGAATAACAGTACTGACGCTAACTTACTCTATATCGAGCTTGATAAGGGCGATGGAATAGAGAATAATCCGGCACCAATAGCAACTCCGACACCAACGGCAACTCCGGTAAAAAATAACGCTTGGAAAGGCAACGAGGAATATTACCTCAATAATGAAGATGTAAGGAAATGGCAACATGCAATGAACATCGGATTTGACACAGACGAGCTTAAGGAAGATGGCAAGTTCGGAGCTAATTCACAGAGATTTGCTAAAAGTCACAATCTGTGGAGTGGTCAGAAACACAACTGTCCAACTGCAATTAAGTGGCTGAGAAAAACTCTGCATGACAAGTTTCATTTTTACAAACTTGATACCGATTATAAGGAGTGGAGCGATTACCTCACTAAATGTGTCAAAGTATTTCAAAAAAATAGGGGTCTTAAGCAAGATGGATATGTTGGATTGATTACAACATATTATCTGCTCAAGGATTAAATACATGAGAGCTACTTTAGGGTAGCTCTCTTTTTTATTACATACAGGGAGGTGAGAAAATGGCAGAGAGCATTGAGCTTCAGATCAAGTCGGACGCGCAACAAGCGATTAAAGCCATAGGTAATTTACAAAGCAAGTTGCAAGGACTTGGAGATACTCTCAATTCCCTCAATGGTGCAAGCATAAGCAATTTTGCGAGCGGAATGTCACAACTTGCAACATCACTTAGAAGCGTGAGTAGTATTGACACTCGTACTTTTAGCAAGATTGCAACCAACATGGAAAAGCTCGGCAACCTTGATACTGCAAGACTTGTCAGCTCGGCAAGTGCTTTGAAGAGCATGGCAACAGAATTGTCAGGCTTTGCGAGCATATCAAAGCAATCAGCAGAGATTACACAGCTAACAGCTTCAATCTCAAAGCTCGGCTCAAAATCAGCCGGTTATGCTGCGGACAACATAAGGAACCTTGGCAGTGCCTTGAAAGAGGTAATGACAACATTATCTAGCGCACCGAGAGTCAGCAACAACATTATTCAAATGACTAATGCACTTGCTAATCTGTCACAACAAGGCTCAAAAGTCGGTTCGGCTAGCAGGTCACTTGTAACAGGCTTTTCAAACACAACTAAGTCAATTAAGAGTACAAGAAGCGGATTTAAGGGCTTAGCTTCGACTATCGGTAAGTTTTACGCAACTTATTGGTTAGTTATGCGAGCTGTCGGAAAAATAGGCGGTGCAGTTGATTTAGCGAGCCAATTGACAGAGGTTCAAAACGTAGTAGATACCACGTTTGGCGATATGGCAAGCAAGGTTGATGATTTTACAAAAACATCAATTCAAGACTTCGGAATGTCAGAGCTGACAGTTAAGCAAATATCAAGCCGTTTCCAAGCGTTAGGTACCTCTATAGGTATTTCATCGGAGCAAGTGGCAAATGGTACGGCAGTGGCAAATAAAGCCCTTATGAGCCAAAATAACACGCTATACAAGACTACAGACAGTATGGCTGATATGTCACTTAATCTTACAAGATTAGCTGGTGATATGGCTTCGTTCTACGATGTAGACCAAGCTGATGTTGCAAAGAGCTTACAATCCATTTTCACAGGAACAATCGCACCATTAAGGAGATACGGACTTGATTTAACACAGGCCACGCTTTCTGAGTGGGCTATGAAAAACGGACTTGACGCAAATATCAAGTCAATGACGCAAGCTGAAAAGGTATTGCTAAGATACAATTATGTCATGGCAAATACGCAAGCCGCACAGCAGGACTTCTCTCGGACCGCTAACACTTGGGCCAACAGTGTAAGAGTCCTTAAGCAAGAGTTCCAAGCATGGGGCAGTATCATAGGTAGCGTAATAATCAATGCTTTAAAGCCGTTTGTTCAAGCCCTAAGTAAAGTAATGCTCAAGGTTATCAGCTTTACAAGGACTGTAGCTGACGCACTTGGCGCAATCTTCGGCTGGACGATTGAAATAAGTGGTCGTGGAAGTACAGTTGACGGCATGGAGGACATAGCCGACGGAGTGGGCGATATTGGCGATAACGCTGATAGTTCCAATAAGAAAGCTCAAAAGCTAAAAAAGACACTACTTAGCATAGATGAGATACACGCACTTGATGATAACAGCGATAGTGGTAGCGGTTCGGGCAGTGGCGGTTCCGGTGGTGGTGGAGCTGGCGGTGGCGCTGATAGCTCGCTGAAAAAGACCGATGGATTGCTCGAAAAATACAAATCATCAATCAAAGACCTTTACTCACTCGGAAAGTACATCGGTGACGCTCTTGCGAGTGCTATGGAGAGTATTGATTGGAAGAAGATTTATCAGAAAGCTGATAATTTCGGAAAAGGACTTGCAGACTTCCTCAATGGTTTAATCAGCCCAAGGCTCTTTTATGACCTAGGCGCAACAATAGCCGGTTCACTGAACACAGCTTTGCATTTTCTCAATTCATTCGGTACAACATTCGACTGGACTAATTTTGGCTTGTCGATTGCTAATGGCATTAATGGATTTTTTAAGAATTTTGATTTTGCGTTACTAGCAAAAACTATTAATGCATGGGTACAAGGAATATACACCATGCTAACCACGGCAATTAAAAATGTGTCGTGGAAAGACGTACTCAAAGGAATTACGGACTTTTTAAGCAATTTGGACATTAAAACTGTTGAGATAATAGTTGGCACATTGCTGATAAAAAAGATAATTTCGCTAAAATTAGGTTCAGTGGCACTCGCTTTTATTGGAAAATCATTATCAAAAGCGATAGCACAGGCAATAGCTTCAAAAATTGGATTTGAGCTTGTAAAAGGAGCTGGCATTGGAACGGCAATAATGCAAGCATTTAAAACGATTTTCGCCTCATTGTCAACTAATCTTGGATTGCTCATAGAGGGATTATTTAGTGGCTTAAGCTTGGGTGATGCAATAACAGCCGCATTCGGAACAGGGGCAGTAGACCTATTAGCAACAATTGGTTCTGCTTTTTCGGCAATAGCCGGAACAATTTTATCTATTGTAAATTTTGTCAAAATGCTAAAAGACGGATTTAGCTGGGTGAATGAGCTTTTAATGGTAATAGGTGTTGCATTAGCCACGATCGGAGCAATATTAGCTGGTGTGGCAGCATTGCCGGCGGTAATTGTTGGAGCAATAGTGGCAGCAGTATCAACAATCGTTGTTTTAGTAAAAGATAATTGGAACACAATTTGTGAACTATTTTCAACGGCTGGCGAATGGTTCAATGGAAATGTCATTGAGCCTGTAGTTTCGTTTTTTAAAGATATGTGGAAAACCATAAGTGGCTTTTTCGGCTCTCTATGGAAAGACATAGTAACTGTGTGGCAAGGAGCTTCGAAATGGTTTAGTTCCACAGTAATTGAGCCGATAGTTGGCTTTTTTAAAGGCTTTGCTACACGAGCACAACAGATTTTTCAAGGTGTTTGGATAATAATTCAAGCAATTTGGATAGTAGCTTCAAGCTGGTTTAATAATAACGTGATTACTCCAATTTCAAATCTGTTTAACTTTTTAAAAACGTTTATACAGACAACGATACAGACAGCAAAAGATTTTGTCTTTTCAACGTGGCAAGGGGTGGCAAGTTGGTTTAGCGGTACAGTAATACAACCGATTTCAAACTTTTTTAATATGTTGAAAGCTGGCATAACATCGGCACTTAACGTAGCAAAGAACTTTGTTATATCTACGTGGCAAGGAGTAGCGAGTTGGTTTAATGGCAATGTTATTTCACCTATCACAAACTGCTTTAATATTATGAAAAACGGAATTACAAACGCGTTTAATTATGTGTGGAGTTCAATAAGAGGCGGTGTCACAGGGGCTATGAACTACGTTATTTCTAAAATAGAAAACGGCGTTAATTTTGTTGTCAGTGGAATTAACTCTTTATTAAGAGGATTTAACAAAGTTGTTTCTATGGCTGCTAAGGTGGCTGGTGCAAATTGGAACGGAGTATCGTTAGTCCCGAAAGTACATATTCCAAGGCTTGCTAGTGGCGGAATTTTCCCAAGGGGAGAGGACGGCATGGCTTTTATTAATCACAACGAGCTGGTCGGTAAATTCTCAAACGGCAAAAACGTAGTTGCAAATAACCAACAAATTACAGAGGGAATTAAACAGGCTGTCATGGAAGGCATGGCACAAGTAATGATGAACTCTAATGCCGGTGGAAGCTCTGCGCCCATCATTGAAAACGTGTTTAAATGCGACAGCGAAACCCTCTATCGCATGACACAGGTAGGCAAAGCAAAGCACGGACAACGATATATTGTAGCAAATGAATTTGGCTAAGACACTCACCCTTGCGTGGGTGTCTTTTTATGTGAGGTGATGTACATATGGCGATGATGTTAGTAGACGGAGTGGAATTACCTACTCCGTCAAGCTTTGAATGGGGCTTGATTGATGTGTCTGCAAGCGATAGTGGACGTACACAGGACGGCAAAATGCACAAGAATAGAATAGCGCAGAAACGGCAACTTAAATTGTCGTGGAATGGTACAGACAAGGCCAGGACAGCAAAGATACTTCAAATGGTGAACCCCGAATATATCAGAGTGACATATCCTGACGCTATGAGCGGAACTGATGAAACACGTACATTCTATGTGGGTGACAGAACCGCACCTATCAAGATATGGACTGTTGGCAATAAGAGGTATGAGGTATTAAGCTTTCCTCTCATAGAAGAATAAGGCGGTGATTAAATGCTAAACGTATCAGCTAAATGGCAAAGGGCAGTAATGCTCGATAATGACATAAACGTAAATTGTTTTGCTGACATAGTTACGGCAAGTGGCGAGAAAATCCCTATTAGTGATAGTGAGCTGTGGGCGAATGGCTTCGAAGTTAATGACTCAACATCAAGCAATGGTACTTTCACAATCGGGGCTTTGATTGCCGGAAAACTGAAAATTAAGCTGAATAATATTTATGAAGATTACAGCAAGTATGATTTTGATAAGGCAAGCGTAACAGCATATGTTTCAAAAAGCTTTTCTGATGGCACAAGTGAAAAACTAAAAATCGGTGAGTATAGAGTCAGCGAAACAAGTTATGATGGCTCACTCATAACGCTTACTTGCCTTGACAATATTAACAATTTCAATCGCGAGTACGATAGCAATTTAAGCTACCCTACGACAGCATATGAGGTAGTCAGAGACGCTTGTATTAAGTGCAATGTACCTTTTACTATGGCGAGATTTGATAACTCTGATTACGTGATTAACGAAATACCGAGTGATAATCAAAAACTTACATATGGACAGGTGATAGCTTACATCTTGCAGTTAAGTGGATTATGGGGCAAGTGCGGTCACGATGGCGAATTGCTTATCGGTTGGTATGATATGAGCCAGTTTGGGAGCCAAAATTACAATGGCGGAACTTTTAGCACAAAAACTACACCATACTCTGACGGAGATACACTGAATGGTGGAAATTTCACCGACTATTCAAGCGGAGATATCGCTGATGGTGGAACATTCACGGAGGCGAGAAATTACCACAATATTTACACACAAAAAGACTTGAATGTTGCAACCGATGATGTTGTTATCACCGGGGTAAAGGTAACTGTAACCTCAAAAGAGGACAAGGCAAAAGATGTTAACGCTCTTGCCGGAAAAGAGGGGTATGTAATCTCAATCACTGATAATCCGTTTATTCCGGCAGACAAGGCACAGGCAGTTGCAAATTATATTTTCAAAAAAATCGGTGGCATGAGGTTCAGACCTCTTGATGCTACACTCTTGTCAAACCCACTGATTGAGAGCGGAGATGTAGCACTTGTGACAGACCGCAAGCAGAATACCTATAGCTGTTTTATTTCTAACCGAACATTTACAGTTGGAAGTGACACAAAAATTTCTTGTGACGCTGAAAATGCTTCAAGAAATAGTGCTGATAAATTCAGTAATGAGACAAAGGCTATCGTACAGGCTAGGAAAGTTGCGCAGGCACAACTAAGTGTATATGATAAGCAAATGCAATTGCTGACACAGCTAATGTCCCAATCACTCGGACTTTTTAAGACTGAACAGGTGCAAGAGGATGGCTCAATTATTTACATTATGCATAATAAAGCCAACCTTAATTCGAGCAACATACAGTGGAAAATGACGGCTAATGGCATGGCTGTATCAAGTGACTATGGTAAAACGTGGAATGCCGGAGTTGATAAAGATGGAAACGCTGTTTTCAATATTATGTCAGCTATTGGCATTAATTTTGACTGGGCGCATGGCGGAACACTTACTTTAGGCGGGGAAAACAATGTAAGTGGTGTGCAGTATGTTAAGGATGCAAAAGGTAAAACACTGGTCATCCTTGACAATAAAGGCTTGACACTTGATAGCAGTGTGAAAATTGCTTGGGATAATGTGGCTGAAGCTACTGCTAAAGTCACTCAAATAACCAAAGACACAGTGACTACAAGCTATGTAAATGCACTTAGTGTTAAGGCTGGTTCAGTTGACGCAGAGGACATCACAGGAACAACAATTACTGGCAAGAATATTGTGGGCGGAACAATTAATATTGGCAGTGGAGTGTTTGCAGTTGATAGCGATGGAAAAGTAACCGCTTCAAATCTTAATATGTCCGGTGGAAGTATTGCACTGAACGGAAATTTAAGTAATTCAACGATTGATTTAACAGCTACTGACAATTCAGGAAACAATTATGAGCTTTGGATGAATGGTGCGGTCTTGCGAATTGTTAAAAATGGTGAGAATTTGATTACACTTTATGGAGCCACAGGCTCTATAGGTGCACAGACAATGTATGCTCAAGAGATAGGCTCTGATAAATTTAGAGAAACCGATAGAGGATACGCGATGTGTGGTGATGCAACAGGGCATACATACCACTGCGGTTGGAATGGCAGTGCCTTGAGTTTCCAAGTTGACAATACTTGGGTATGGAATTCCTCAGATAAACGCTTAAAAAAGAATATTAAAGCAATTAATCAAGATTATATTGACGCAGTAGGTTCGGTTGATTTATTTCAGTATAACCTTAATAGACAAGGATATTCGGATAAGCCATTATATTTCGGTGCAATGGCACAGGATATAATCGAGGACCTTAAAGATAAAGGACATGCCGATGAAAACCTTAATATGATTTTCAAGAATAAAGTCACATCGGATGATGATACACTGTACTATGGCATGAACTATGAGCAATTCATAATTCTAAGACTTGCTGGAGACGAGCAGAAGATTGATAAAATGCAAAAACGCATAGATGAATTGGAAGATAAGTTTTCAAGATTGTGTCAGAAATTAGGCATTGACGAAAGTGAGGTATAGCTTATGGCAATTCAAATGAGACGAGGGGCATACGCGGAGTTTGACCCCTTAAAAATGAAAGCTGGAGAATGGGCGGTATCGACCGACTCCGACACGAAAAAACAGCAGATATGGATGTGTTTCGCACCCGGAATAGTTAAGCGGATGGGAACTGTTGAGGATTTTGACACTGAAATTCAAAGACTTATTCAGAGCTATCTTGACGGCATGGCTCAATCTGTATCACAAGCTCAAAAATCAGCAGAACTTGCCACAAGCAAAGCTCAAGAATCATCCACCTCTGCAAGTAATGCTAAAACTAGTGAGACCAACGCAAAGACCAGTGAAACCAACGCGTCAAACTCAGCCACAAAAGCAAGGAATAGTGAAACCAATGCTAAAGCGAGTGAAACAAAAGCTAAAGCAAGTGAGACCAGTGCGTCCACCTCTGCAAGTAATGCTAAAGCGAGTGAAACAAATTCTAAGACCAGTGAAACTAATGCTAAGAAATCAGAGACTAATGCATCTACAAGCGCAGCTAACGCAAAAAACAGTGAAACTAATGCCAAGGCTTCTGCTACTAGCGCGTCAACTTTTGCAAGTAATGCTAAGACAAGTGAAACAAAAGCCAAGGCTTCTGAAACCAATGCTAAGACAAGTGAGACTAACTCTGCAAAGAGCGAGTCGGAAGCGCAAAAGTACGCAGAACAAGTTAAAGAAATATCTGAGAGCTTCAGCGGAGCATTAAGACCTCTTGGAACAATCAACTTTGCCGACTTACCGAACACAGCGGATGCTAATTCTGGTGATATGTACAATATAACTGACCAATTTACTACGACCACTGATTTTAAAGAGGGGGCTGGTAATATAATCCCTGCTGGCAGTAATGTATATCTGACAATCGACAGATATTGGGATGTGCTTGCCGGCACACCGGTAACAGGAGTAAAAGGCGCAAAAGAAGTATATTATCGCAGAGGAAATGTAAACATAACTCCTGCCAATATCGGAGCGGTTGCAGAAGGTGGAAATATAAGCGATACAACAGTTACTTTTGCCGATACAACAACTAGAGCAAACCTTGTTTCTGGCGAAAAAGTGTCAGTCGGCTTCGGAAAAATTAAGAAGTGGTTCGCTGATTTGAAAAGCTTTGCCTTTAAAAATTTGGTGAATAACCTCACGACTTCTACCACTGGAAGCGCATTAGACGCGAGTCAAGGCAAGATTTTGAATGACAAATATGATGAATTAAACCAGAGTTTAGGTAATTTAAAGACAGATTTTAATAAATTAAATAGCATAAAAATCAATGCTGGCAGCATAGTAAAAGAAGCAAAATCAGGTCAAAATTCATTTGTGTTATTCACCTTGGAAGAAATCAAAAAAATATTTAATTCACAAAATGTCACTACTGATCATATTGCTATATCAATATGTAATGGTGACGGAAATGCTTTTCCTTTTCACTTAGAATCTGTAACTGTAGTAAATAATAATTGGTATGTAGTTTTTAAAGATATACTAAAAATTAATATGAATTGTAGAGTTCAATATGTAATATTTTATTGGGGGAAATAATTATGTAGTAACGTATTCACCACTCATAACAATTGTATATTTACCTGTTCCACCTTGATTTACAATATAACCATTTGAATCGCTATAGCACGGGACATAACTACCAGTGCCTTTAAATGCCGAAAAAGCATGACAAGTTGTTTGTTTCATAGGATATTTATCAATTTTAACTTTCCATGCTCCATCATTAGAATTTGTTATTGTAACTCGCATTACAAAATAAACAAGTTTTCCTATCTTATAAACTTCCATGTAAAACCCATTATTTTGTAAAGCAATTGAACCAGAAAAACTTACATAATTACCTGGTGTAGTCGCAATATAATAATCAATACCTAAATTATCAACATTAGTTTTTAAACCACTTAAACTTTAATTTTATCTACCATAAACCCTGTAAACACACTGGCAAAGATACAACTTGTCAGTGCGTTTATAGAGTTTATGGTAGATAGAATTATATTTTTGTAAAATAGCATTTTACACATAAAAAGAGAGGGCATAAGCCCTCTCGATTATTTTATAGGAATAGGGTTACAAAACAATCCCTATTGTCAATATTCGACATAATAAAACACTTTAAAGTGCTACAGTAATGATGTTCTCAAATACGAGAACTCTTCAAGTTTCGGTAGGACGGTGGGTTTTTCTGCCGTCCTAATATTGATGTTTAAGAACAAATGTTCTATAATTGATGTATCGGAGGTGGCATTGTATGGAATATAAGGACGAAATAATTAAAATGATTGAGAACGTGGAAGATAAAGACCTGTTATTGTACTTGTACATATTTATTAAAGGAAAAATAGAGGCAGAGTAAAAGCTCTGCCTTGTGGTTATATTTTCTTTTCCCAAACGTTACCGCACTTTGAACACACAAACTTTGTTTTGCCGTTCTTGCCTTTAATTCCGGTAGCAGTACCGACAACGGCACCGACAGGCCCGAAGAGACCACCTACTGTGTTGCCAACAAGTGCTTTGCCGAATGAAAATTTTTTCTTGGTATCAACAGGTATGCCAACACCATCACAACCCCATTTAGGACATTTAACAGTTTTACTCATAATAAAATACCACCTTTCTTATTAATTTAATTTATTTTGAGTATTTTTCATACATCATATCTATTAAATTCATAATATTTTCTTGCTCTTTATCCGACAATTTAGATAACTTAAATACATAATCTTTGAGCTTGCTGTCTATATTTGAAAGTTCATAATCTATATTTGCTTGTTCAAATATAGGATTACTTTCTTCACCTGTAACTAGATATGACAAGGTAGTTCCTAAAAAATCGGCAATTTTCTGCATATTCTTAGTTTTTGGCTCGCTTTTTCCTCTTTTCCAGTCGGATAGAGTCATGTTTGAAATGCCTGTAGCTCTTGAAACATCGGCATTTTTTAAGCCTTTTTCGTCTAGTAATTTCTGATAATATTCATACATAAAAACCCTCATAAATTATTATGGAAAACTTTAAAATAATGCTTGACAATTAAAGAAAACCATAATATACTAGACCTAGATTAAGGGAATCCTTAAAACCTAGGTTTTAATTTTGTTATTTTGTTATCTTGGTAAGTTTCATTATAACGGATTTCCTTAATAAAATCAATATAATTTTAAGGAAAGGAGCGCAAAAAATGAATAATTCTAAGAAATATGCTCAATCATATTCGAGATTTGAGCAAATTTTGAAGAAAAAGGGTATCACATCATACCGAGTAGCAACAGACTTGAACTTTTCACCTATGTTACTTTCAGATTGGAAGAGAGATAAAAGCAAGCCTAAGTTAGACACAATGATTAAAATTGCAAGCTATCTTGATGAGCCGGTTGAAAGTTTCGCGGATTAGAAAGAAAGGAGAAAGCATGAACGATTTACAAATTTTCAATAATGAAGAGTTCGGGGAAGTCAGAACAGTACTCGTAGATAATGAACCAATGTTTTGCTTGGTGGATATTTGCAGAGCATTAGACATTAGCAATCCATCAAAAGTGGCACAGAGGTTAGATGAAGATGAACGCACTAAGTTAGAGTTAGGGCGTCAAGGAGAGACAAATTTCATAACAGAAAGTGGTTTGTATGCGGTTATCTTAAGAAGCGATAAGCCCAATGCTAAGAAGTTTCGTAAATGGGTGACAAGCGAAGTGCTACCAACAATCAGAAAAACAGGCAGTTACAACAAGCCAATGTCGACCGCAGAGAAAATTAAGTTGCTTGCACAGGGCAATGAAGAACTTAATGAGCGTGTTGAAAAAGTTGAGGACAAGTTAGATAGCCTTGAAAATGATATGCCGTTATATGGTTGTGAAATCGAGGAATTGAAAAATCACATAAGTCGCAGAGCAATCAGCATTCTTGATGGTAAGAATAGTGAAGCATATAAAGACGCAAGTATCAGAGGCACTGTATACAAAGATATTTACAAACAGTTGAAGCGTGAATACGGCTATGCTTCATCGTACAAGAGTCTTAAGCGTAAGTATCTTGCTGACGCTCACGAATTTGTTGATTGTTATGCAGCGCCAACTTATTTACAGGAACAAATAACAGACGCAAACGCTCAACAGAGTTTTGCATAGTGAGGTGATTGTGTGAGAAAAAGAACTTTAAAAGAGAAATTCTATACAGGCTGTGGCTATTCGATTTTCGGAGCATTAGCATTTGCATTTTTCTTTGGATTATCGGTGGCATACGGAATTAAGACAGCGAGTATTATCGTTGGAGCAATCGTAACAGTATTTTGGCTGATACTGATTGCAATATGTCTCATAGAGGAGGGCGAACCGCATGAGAAAAAGAAAGCTGATGTTGATGTTATTAATTTCAACGATTGGAATTATGACCTTAAAGCCAATAGCAACGAAAGCAGATAGCAAAATTGAGCTGACAGCCGGTGTTGCTTCCTATTTAAATAGCGTAATGCTAGGAAAGATTGAGCCGACAGTAGTTCAGAATGAGCCGGTTATAGTTGAGCAGACCTATGTAGAGCCAACAGTTCCGACTTGCCGTAAGAAATACAGTTGTAGCCGATTTAAGAAGCTAGGGCGAGTCCGATACGGCGATTACACTTATACGTGGTACTCGCAGAGAGTGTTACCTGGAGGCGGTTTAAATATTCCAGGCAGACATCTAAACGAATATGGACTTGTTGTAGATGAAAACGAGTACATAGTAATTGCGAGTGATGATTTACCACGCGGAACTGTAGTTGATACTCCTGTTGGCATACAAGGGATTGTATATGACGAAGGGAGCGGAAATGGAAATCTTGACATCTACTGCGATTGGTAGCCAATTGAAACGTCAGAGTGCTAACGATTACCTACAAGAACTATATCGAGCTAAACGGCACGAGGACAAATCATTTGACTTTCAAGCGTTACTAGATAAAGAAATGGAGAAGCTGAATGAGCGGTGTAAGACGAATTAGGCTAGGCGATACGAGATACAGATTGAAGCCATTAACAAGAGAGCAGAAGTTATTGCTCAACAAGGCTCATTACGTGGCGAGCGAGTGGCTTTTCGTATCGGAATCAGACTCATACTTAAGAGTAGTGAAGAAATCAAGCCTACACGGAAATTTGATTTTAAAAACCATAAACAAATAGAAAGAGAGGAAACACAATGAAAATTACACATATTTTTGCACAGAATTTTTGTAAATTCTACGGCAAAAACACATTAGACACAGATTTTTCAATGAAAACTGTGTTGTCTGGTCAGAACGAAGTCGGCAAATCGACAGTTAAGAGAATTATCCTTGATGTGCTGAATTGCCATGACGAGAACGACAGAGAGATTACAGGCATAAGACCACATGATGAAAGCGGAGCCGAGATTGACGATGTTGATATCGTAAGAGCTGTTACCTTTGAGATTGACGGAAAATCAAAGACTCTGAAAAAGGTTACAAGGCAGAAACGCAACAAAAAGGGCGAGATTACAGGCAGTGTTACTGATTACTCAATCAACGATGTACCTTACAAAATGGCTGACTACAATCAGTACATCAATGACAACATGGCAGAGCTTGGAGTATTACCATTTTGCTTAAATGCCATGACATTGCTCAACAAGTCGCAGGCAGAGCAGAGATTAGCACTTGCAAGCTATTTTGGAACACGTACTGATGAAGAAATCTGCGATATGTTTCCACAGTTTGCTGAACTTAAGCCGATGTTTGACGATGGGGATGTAGACCAGCTTAAGAAAGTATGCCGTGGCAAGCTGAACGGCACAGGCGGTAGGAATGGCTCAAAAGGACTTGTTAAGGAAAGAGACGAAATCTCAACAAGGATTGATACAATCCATTCCACCAATGAGTATACAGACCTTGCGGAGCTTGAATTGCAGAAGAAAACATACGAGCCACAGCTTAAGGAAATTGAAGATAAGCTGTCCGACTACAATAAGATTTTAGAGGATAAGCAGAAAGCCACAGAGGACATTATGAACCTTAAATTTGAGCTTTCAGACATGGAAAGAGAAGCCAATGCTGACAATCAGAAAAAGCGCATGGAGCTACAGGCACAGCTTGATGATTTCGATGCTTCAATCCACAAAACAGAGTCAATGATAAGAGCTGGAAAGACTAGCATTGAAAGTACTGAAAGAAAAATCGGATTTTGCGCAGAAAACTTAGAAAAGGTGCGCGCCGATTGGAAAAAGACAAAGGAGCTTGTCTTTGATGAAAGTAGTGTTAATTGTCCGATGTGCGGTCAGAAGTTGCCGGAAGATAAGATAGAGAGCATGAGAGCTGATTTTGACGAGCGAAAAGCAAAGAACCTTAAAGAACTTGAAGATAGGGGCAATGCACTGTCAAACGATAGCAAAGAGATAGCCGACCTTGAAAAGGAACTTAAACAGGCTGTCGAGGATAAGAGGGCAGAGCTTAAGGAGCTGACGGAAAAGCGTGATACTGTTACTAAAGAGCTCGAAAAAGTACCTACTGATATTGATATGACAGGCAACAGTGAGTATCAGGCACTTAAAGCTAAAATCGAGGAAAAAGAGAAAGCCCTTGCAGATGAAAACGATACATCGGAGCTTATCAGAAAGCTCAAAAACGAGCGAAATGAACTGTTAAGACAAGTTTCATCGGTTGACACAAAGATTGAGCTTGGTGTGGCAAATAACAAACGTATAGACGATAGCATAGCCGACCTTGAGGATAAGAGAAAAGACCTCAACCAGGAGATTGCTGATTGGGAGAGAAAACTTGACTTGCTGAAAGAGTTTACTCGTAAAAAGAACGAGCTTTTACAGGCTGATGTAAATAAGTATCTGAATTTTGCCACAGCAAAGCTGTTTAGACCACTCTTAAATGGTGATACCGAGGAGTGCTGCGACTTTGTTTACAACGGCGAAGCATACGCAAGAAATCTTAACCATGGTGCAAGGATGCTGACGGAGGTTGACATATGCCGAGCTTTTCAGAAAGTGGCGAACGTTAATTTTCCAATTATTATTGATGATACAGAGAGCGTTGACGATTGGAGAATACCACAGATTGATAACCAGTTAATCTTGTTAAAGCATACACAGGACAAAGAGCTTGTGATTGAGGCGGTGTGATATGAAGAATGATAGATATATTGTAGAAAAAGAGTTTGAACACGCAGGATATAAATGTGTTGTGGTATTTACATGCATGGGACACAGATGCGGATATGTAGGCATTCCTAAAAACCACCCTTTATATGGCAAAGAGTATTCAGACTATCTTGAAATTAAGAAAGCGGATGTCGGAGACCGAAAAATAAGCGGTATTTTTCCTTTGTTGCTTGCTTGCCTTGATAAAGATGAGAGAATCCGCATTGATGCATATTTTTCAGTGCATGGTGGCATTACTTTTGCGGATGGCGGAGAAAATTCAAGCTATCCAATCGAAAGCGATTTATGGTGGTTTGGTTTTAACTGTGCACATTGTAACGACGCAAAAGAACTTAGACTTGCTTACGAGAGATTTCCTAATTACAGAGAGAGCCTTGCTATGCAGATTGAGTGCGAAGATAGATTTCATATTGATGGGTTGACAGTCCGCACAGAGGAATATGTTGCGGAAGGGTGTAAGAAGTTGGCAGAGCAGTTAAAAGAGTTTGAAGAAAGCGAGGAATAGAAATGAGTATTAAGAAGAGAAACTATTACATGGGTGGCAAAAAACACACTGTAGAACTTAAGTATGACGGATATATGTATACAGTTATATCTGACGGAGTTTTATTCAAGCAGACACCTAATGAACTGTTTGCAGTTCAGGTATTTAATGAGATTTAGGAGGATTAATTATGGTAGAGAATACAGCAGTTGCGGAAAAGAAAGAAGAAACAGCAGTACAGCACATTAACAAGGTAACGGACTTTAGTCTTGGAATTTTCGGTACATCCGATAATTTTACAATGGCATATCAAATGGCAAAGGCATTATCGCAGTCAACATTAGTTCCAAGAGAGTATCAGAAAAGCGAGGCTAATTGTATGATAGCGATTGACCTTGCAATCAGAATGAAAACAAGTCCATTTTTAGTAATGCAGAACCTTGATGTAATACAGGGTAAACCTGGGTGGAACGCAAAAGCACTTATCGGAATGATAAACACTAGCCACAAGTATGACGGTAGTTTACATTTTGAGGAAAAAGCAGATAAAAACGGAAAACCTTTTAGCTGTATGTGCTACGCATTTGAGAATGGAGAAAGAATTGACGGACCAGTAGTTGATATGGATATGGCAGTTGCCGAGGGTTGGGTCGGCAAGAATGGTAGCAAGTGGAAAACAATGCCACAGGTAATGCTTGCATATCGTGCCGCCTCATTCTTTTCAAGGAGATACTGCCCGGAAATTTCAATGGGATTATATACATCTGATGAAATTATTGACGGAGATTTCACGGACAAGAGTTATTCGGTTGAGAATATGCAGGCAGAGGTAACGAGAGAAATATCCGATAATGCCAATTCAGTTGAGTTCAAGGAAGATGTTGATACAACTGCAACAGAAGCAACCGAAGAACAGACAGAAGACAGCACATTACCACCATTCATGCAGAGCGAGGAGAATTAATATGAGAGTAATTTCACAGGACGGAACAATAGATGTTCCATATGAATATTTTTCATTATCTATGTCTAGTGGGAAATATGAAGATGTAGAAGTGGCATATATCTATTGTCACAATTTATCATCGCCGAATGGCACAAAGTTGGCTGAGTATTCTACCAAAGCAAAGGCGATTAAGGCTATGAGAATGTTGAGAGAAACATATGTCGGTATGCCTATCGTAATGCAGAATGTTGATATTTCAGAAGATGTGGCAAAGGAATTTGAAAGATTAAAGAAATGTGGCGTTATGGTGCAAACAGAAAATCAGCCGTCAAAAGTAGATTTTATCAACAATGCTGTCTTTCAGTTCCCGCAGGATGACGAAATCGAGGTGTGAGTATGAAGATTATTAAAGGTAAAGAGAAAGAATACAAGGATTGGTACGACAAGAATAGTGACGGATACAGCAGGGCTTGCTTCACTTATGCTGAAAGGTGGGCTGAACTGTTAGAAGCAGAAATTGACAAGAGTAATGACATTATGAAGTGTTTTGTTGATAATGCAGACAGATTGAGCCGTGAGGCAGACACAGAGGGCATAACAGGATTTATGTACGGATGTGCAGTTAGCATTCTTTCACAATGTTGGGAATACGGAGAGTATTTGAGAAAGTGGCATAACAAAAAGTATGACTATGACGGAGACGGAGCTGTAAATCCGGCAATTATGACAGTAGGTGTGAAATGATGAAGCTTAAATGTATTGCAACAGGAAGTACAGGGAATGCATATGCCTTAATTAGTAACACAGGAGAAATCCTATTACTTGATTTGGGTGTGTCAGAAAAGACTATCAAAAAGGGCATTGATTGGAAAATATCAAATGTTGTTGGAGCTGTAATTTCTCACGGGCACAAAGACCATTCTCTATCAGTTGAGGATTTTAAATCAATGGGAATACCGATTTATGCACCATATTTGAAGATTGATTATATGTCAATGAATATGGGCGGATTTACAGTAAAACCTTTTGATTTGACAACAATAGACGGAAATTGGACACACACCAATGCAGATGGCGAACCTTGTCCGATATTTGGCTTTCTGATTACTCACAAGGAAATGGGAAGAATGCTTTACATAACCGATTGTGAGGTTGTCAAGTGGAAGTTTAAAGACATAAACCACATTCTGTTAGGTGTTAATTATGACAAAGATTTAGTTAATATGGACAATCCAAAAGCTAATCACGTTTTCAGAGGTCATTTAAGCATTGATACAGCTTGCGATTTTGTTAAGGCTAACGATTCAGACAGCTTGCAAAATGTCATAATGTGCCATTTATCAAGCGAAAATGCCGATAAGGATAGTTTTATCGAGAAAATGGGAAATGCCGTAAATGGGGCGAATGTGGACGTTGCAGAACAGGGTAAGAGTTGGATTTTAAGGAAAGGAGATGAATGTCCGTTTTGATTAGAGAAAGCAGAGATAACTACTGGATGTTAAATTGGCTTGATAAATTTATGGAAGGACATAAAGGATTTATCTGTGGCGGTTGCTTCAAAAATATTTTTAATCAAGAGAAAGTGAAAGACCTTGATATATTTTTTCAAAATGAGGGAGATAGAGAGGAAGCAGTTGATTACTTTGATAGCATGACAGCTGGATATACTGACGGAACAATGGAAGATACTGTATCGGAAGATGAAGCCGAATATAGGTTTTTGTATGAAAACGATAATGTAAAGGCTTATGTTCACAAAGAAACAGGGATAAGGCTTGAGTTAATCAGTAAAATCTATGGAACAGCAGAGCAAATTATAAGCCAATTTGATTTTTCTATTACTAAATTTGCCTACTACAAAGCAGAGGTTGAAGATGAAACAGGGGCAGAAGTAGAAGAAAAGCCATTTGAAAACGATAGCAAGGCTGAAACTCATATTGAATACAGGGTTATATATGATGATAAGTTTTTTGAGCATTTACATCTTAAAAGGCTTGTCATTGATGATAAAATTTCATTTCCTATGAGTACATTTGAAAGAATGTTGAGATATGCAAAGTACGGATATTTCCCTTGCAGAGAAACAAAATTAAAGCTGATTAGAGCTTTAAATGAGTTAAATAGCAGAGAGATTGAAGTATCTGAAAGTCTTTATAAGGGTTGGGATTAAATCCTAGTGAGTGTCCGTTTTAGAAAGGAGAAGAATGTGGATAAAATTGTAATTTGCAAGCATTGTGGAAAGCCAGAGTATTACGGAGAAATGCGTTGGCTAAGTGGCAGGTGCAGTTGTAGAAATTGCTACAAAAGTCAATGGCAGGACGAAAATCACAAACTTTACAAATGGAATGATTTAGATGGAAAAAGACCAACTACGGAAGAATATGAGAAACAAGAGAGATAATTAAAGGCAGAAAGGAGTAGAAATGGAGAGATTAACAAGTAACAAACCAACATCTGATATGAATATGATTGAATTGGCATATAACAGCTGCTATGCAGATGAAAAATGTAAGGCAAGATACAGGAATTATGAACTTGATATTGATAGCCGAGAGCTTGTCAAAAATCTTGCAAAAGATATGTGCGATGAAGATTTATCGGATATGTCAGATGAAGAATTTGACGAATATATGGCTGAAATGCTGTTGGTTGAAGTGGATAGTCAGATAGGACTGTTAGCCTTGTTTTATCGCAATTTGTGGGCTATGGCAAATTTAAGAGAAACACTGAAAAAATATGAAGATTTAGAAGAACAGGGCAGACTTTTAAAACCGCTTTGTAAGGTTGGAGATGTTATTTGGGACAATGATTTTGGTAGCCCTTGTGCATATACAATAACAGCCTTTTCATTTGGAGAATGTGAAGAATACATTTGTGAACCTGTTACAACAAAAGAAGTCGTATTCTATTATACAAACTCGAGCGGAAGTATCACAGGAAGTTTTGCAGAAAGTGAAATCGGCAAGTCGGTATTTTTGAACAAATCCGAAGCAGAAGCAAAACTGAAAGAATTGAGAGGCAGAGAAGATGAAAGTAGTAACAG